CAATACCATACACAGATTTTGTATTATTCTCCTGCAAGATTAGATAGCTGCGGTATGCCGTATCTACATGCGCTAGAAAACGAATTAGAAAATTTAAAAAAAGAATTAAACTCGCTATCATGAGTTATGGATTAGATAAATGAAAACTCCCTTAAAAACACTGAAACCAAATTTATTAGGAAAGGATTATGTTATTGGTGATCTTCACGGATCATATTCTGTCTTTGAAAATCTACTTGCTAATTTAAATTTTAATCCATTAGTTGATAGGCTCATATCTGTCGGTGATTTAATTGACCGCGGCGCACAAAGTCTTAAATGCTTATCTTTGATACGCGAACCATGGTTTCATTCAGTATTTGCAAATCATGAACAACTAATGCTTGAAAAATTCAATGATCAATTTTACGGCCAATTCTGGTATCAGAACGGCGGATTTTGGGGTGCTGAAGCATACAATAGTTATAAAAACCCAAGCTTAATAATGGACGAAGCAAGTGCTGAACTTATCGATTTATTGCCATTAGTTGAACAGTTGCCATGGCTTATAACTGTTGACACAAAGAGTGGCAATAAATTTCATATAATACATGCTGAGCTGCCTGAGACTATTGAAATAATTACTGATAAAATGCTATCAGACCCTAACGAGGTACAACGGATAGGAACAATAATTCAAGGCGACGGTGAATCATTTCTTTGGAATAGGTCTTTATACGGTGACTTTTATTCTGCTGATATTTCTAATAAAGATAAAGTAATTAGAACTATGGGGTATAAGAATTATGATGTTTTCAATAAAGACTTGTCACATGTAATATCAGGTCACACAATTCTTAGAACTCCTATGACTATACTTGGACAGACATGTATTGATACAGGTGCATATAAATCTGGACATAGTACTAATGGGCTTACGTGTGTGGAATTAGATTCTTGGAAATTTTACAAAGCAACTAATGATACATTTGAAGAGGTAAATCCGATTACTATTACAGAAAAGGATATGTCTGGTGACTGATGTCTGATAGAAAACGAGAAGAAGAAGAAATATTACTAGAATATGCTTACACAGGAAAGTATTCTGGTAATATATTCCACCCAATATATTATAGAGGTTGTTGGTTCTTGGTTGGACGCCTACCTACCACTCTTAATACTATAAAACGTTATTGTAACCTTTCGGACGAAGATTATTTATTTCTTAAATTAAGATATGGCGAATGAGATAATATTATATGAATACAAATTTATTGGGATTTCGGGGTACGTCTATTATCCTAAATATCGAAACGGTAAATGGTGTCCTGATATACACAACGAATGCACCTTAGTCGAGATTGCCTCCATTTTTGACATACCTGAAGACGACTTAATAATTCTAAAATTAAGGTATGGCGGTTGACATTTATGATTGGAAAAATCTTATATGGCGTAATACAAACATTGCAAAATTAGAAGCCTTGTATAATGCGGGATATACTGTTATACTTGTCCTCGACGGTGTTAAATATAACTGGAAATCATATAGGATAAGATATGGATTATTGGACAGATGTTAAGAAAATTGATAGTTCTGAAGGTAATGTGAGTAAATTTATATTTACCTCAGCTGATAGCGTAGCAGAGGCAGTTTTATATAAGCACCCTACTTACCAGGATAGAACAGTAGTTTGTTTCTCAGTAATGTCGGGTTGCCCGATGGGTTGCCGTTTCTGTGGCACCGGCGAATTTTTTATTAGAAACTTAACAGTAGGCGAAATCGTTGAACAGGTAACATATGTATTATCTACTACTGGATTGAAGGCACACGAATTTAATAAGATACAGTTAATGTCAATGAGTATGGGCGAGCCTTTATTAAATAAGAACGGATTGACAGATGCATTTCGTACATTGTATGCATTATACCCGAATGCTGCATTGCTTATTAGTACATCAGCACCAGCAGTTGATTATAGTTGGGTACGTGATTTATCAATAGAAATTCCTACTATAGGTTTACAATTTTCTGTACACGAAAGCACTGACGAAGCACGTAACAAACTAATTCCGTTCAAAGCAAAATTGACATTGGCACAAATTGCTGAAGAAGGTGAAAAGTGGTATAGAGCAACCGGGCGACAGCCATTCTTTAATTATTGCGCACACGATGCAAATGATAAACAAGAAGATGCAGATCGTTTAGAAACATTATTTAATCCAACAATTTGGCAATCTACTGTTTCTGTTATCTGTGAACAAGATGAATCTGTTGCAGCGGCTAACGAGCGTCAGCGCAGGTTAGCAACAGATTTTATGGAATTACTTATGTTACGTGGATATTCCACTCGTTGCTTTGATCCTGCTGGGCAAGATGACATAGGTGGTGGATGTGGGCAACTTTTTCATGTGCAGATTTGGGTTAAGTCCCATCCCGAAAATACAAGAAGTTCATGCGGAGCTGGATTACCAAAAGTTCATATGCCCCGTGTTATTGAAATTGTGAAAGTATAATATGGCAGTAGATATGCTAGATCGTGAAATTAATATTAGTGACTTCGTAATCATGTACAATAACATATACGAAGTGACTAAGATTGATGGACAAAATGCACAGATAATTCTTGTTAGTAAATCAAAGACAACGAAAAGTGCATGGCATCGTGGTAGCAAATTATGCTTGTTACATAAAGAAGATATTTTAATGTGGAAACTGAAGGGTGGATTTTAACCTGGGTAAAGAATTAAACCCATTTCTGGCAGGCTTTCAACTTGCTGGTCAACGTAGAGCTAATGGATTATTATATCCGTTTGGCCATGGCGGGAATCCGATATCCGAATGACCAAAAGTAGTTAAATTGTATCACAACACTTATACACTCGAATACGTTACTAAAGGTAATAACGGGTATGAATGCGGGGCATATGTATGAACTCAATACCTTTATTAGATAAAATTTATGACGGCGAGTCAATCTGCGATATATCACGAGATGTACACGAAGCCTTCATTGCGGATTTTACACCAAATATTAAAAATATTCCTGTAAACGAAGATTATATTCAGAAGGGCAGTTTTCGTGTACTAATTGTTTGGAATTCAGATGAATAAAAATTTAAAAAGATTAAAAGACCAGTCAATAGAAACACACACATATTCTGATATTGACGGGGATAATAACAAAGGCCTACGGCTGAACGAAGAAAAATTTGCTGAACTCGTGATACAAGAATGTATGAAACTTAATAACATGTATGTAGGGAGCAGAGTCGGCGAAATAGATCTTAACTTAATATATAAAGAGCATTTTGGGCTAAAATGAAAGATGGTTTAATCACACTTAGGCTATACCTAGAAGCATATGTAGCAGATCTCGTATTTTGGTTTAGTGAGTATAGAAAAGCCTTAGTTGATCCGATGTATCTTCGCGAACGTTTATATAATAATGAATTGTCCCTTATACTAGTTCATATTCTATTAGGGTTTCTTCTTCCTTTTCTTTTACCATTTGCTATTTTGTTTACAGCATATGGAAGGTACAAGGATGACCAAGATAAAATTTTAAGACGATTACGTGGAACATGAGATACCTTAGATATTTTAAACAATCAGTACTATTATACCTTTCAAATTTAGTTGGCATAATAACCCTTAAAGGATTATACATTGATCTTCCATTAGTTATTTTCTATATTCTTGTAATTGTGCCGTTTATTATTCCAGTGTTTTTAGTATGCTCTATTATTATTGTTCCTATTAATACTTACTATTTTTATAGACACGAACAGGAAGAAATTATAAAAAGGCTACAAGGATTATGAAAGATTATTTAGTAACATGTAAATTATACATTAAGCAAATACCACACTCAACACTTCTAATTATAAAATTAATTGATTCTCTTATATCAATTAAAGATAGAGAAAGCACTTCGTCTTGGTTGTTAATATCACTACCAATGGCATCATTGCTCTTTTTATGCTCGCCTGCTATAATTGCCATTACAGCATACAAGTATATGCAACGAGACAAAATTAGGATTTGGAATAAATTAAAAACTGGTAGTGATGCAATCTCAGATGTAACATCAAACGGAGAAGAGAATGAACCAAAATTTAAAAAAGTATAAATTTAAGATACAACTGTGGTTTCATAGAAATCGCTTGCAAATCACATGGTTCTTAATCGGCTGGTTAGTAACATCTGGTATCAGTGCATTGTTTGCAGGTCAATATCTTAGTGCATTAATTTCTTTCTTGTTTGCAGGTCTTAATTACGTATTGTCTGAATAATAGTCATATGCCTAATCCATGGGATCACTTACCAAATGCTAAACACATTGATGCTATAATTGCATCAGTTAAAGCACACCTAAAAGAATGGGGTGCGGCAAGGGGTGCGGCAAGGGGTGCGGAGCGGGGTGAGGTGTGGGATGCGGTAAGGGATGCGGCGTGGGATGCGGCGTGGGATGCGGCATGGGATGCGGCGAGGGATGCGGCGAGGGATGGGGCGTGGGAAGCGGCCTGTAGTGCGGCATATTATGCGGCAAGGGATGCAATCATTGCCCTTATTGCATATGATGATTGCGCATATATGCTCGACTCAGATCCAAGCGAGTTAGAAATAATTGCTAAATTCGGTGACGAGAGAGCAATACTTTTATTAGCTGCATGTAAGGTATTTGCAGATATTAAGATACATAAACCAGTTATTGCTTGACAAATGATTCCAGCTATCATATTATTATAATAATAATAATAATAATAATAATAATAATAATAATAATAATAATTACCACACATTAAACAAACACCGTAGGAGTACAAAATGTCTAATCCATGGGATCACTTACCAAATGCGAAACACATTGATGCATTAATTGCATCAGTTAAAGCACACCCAGAAGAATGGGTTGCGGCAAGGTATGCGGAGCGGGGTGAGGCGTGGGATGAGGCGTGGGGTGCGGCGTGGGATGCGGCGTGGAATGCGGCGGGGGATGCAGCATATTATGCGGCAAGGTGTGCGGCGTGGGGTGCAGCCTGGGATGCGGCGTGGGATGCAATCATTGCCCTTATCGCGTATGATGATTGCGCATATATGCTCGACTCAGATCCAAGCGAGTTAGAAATAATTGCTAAATTCGGTAATGAGAGAGCAATACTTTTATTAGCTGCATGTAATGCATTTTCGATCATTAAGGAAAAAGAACATGTCTAATAATATAATCACAATTAAAGATTTTATGGCCTGTGTTAATTATTGTATTACTGATAGTTCAGAATACTGTTGGTCATGTTATGGCAATAATGCAAGGTATATGGATTATTGGAACGAAAAACACGGTGACGATAGTGTATCAATGTCTATAATTTTTGATACAAATACTCAAATTGTATATCAGATGGAAGTATGGGATAGTTCAAGTCATCGAGAATATCGTTGGCTTAATCCTGATTATAAAAAGGTATTTCTAGATGAAGCAAATTCTCGTAACATTAAGCCTAACGAAACAATTGATGGGCGAAAGTTTATTGACTTAGATGTTAGGGTTGATATGTTAGAAAAGGCTTCTGCAATCTTTGCCGGTAGAGAATATGATACTCGTGTATCTGTTGATATAGAATTAGACGACAACACTATGTTAGCATTAATGACAATGGCACACGAAGCTGATATGACATTAAATAATTTTGTTACTTACATCATCGAACAGGAAATAATAAAACAACCAACGAAATAGCAAACGAACTACCATATAATATTATCAAAGGCGCTATAATAACGCTGTGGTACAAAATTTTTATTAACATTACTAAAAGGAAATACAATGTCTTCACATCAAACGATTAATACCAAGGTTGCTGAACAACTTGCAGCAATTGCACCGCAGGTAGCGGAAAATATTATTAACCATTTGGTTACTAAAGAATTGACCCGCCGTTCGGACGCGATTATTCAGGCAATAGCTACGTCTGAAAAACTTTCCAAAGATCTAGCCAAATTGAAACCTGATAATGTATTGTACAATGAAGATGGCACAGTAGCATCTTCGACATACACTAAGGCAAAGTTGGACGAAAAATCTAAGATTACAACCCAGATCAAAAAAATTGAAGACGCAATCGAAAAAGCACTAGCGAACAACGACTATAGCTTGTTGTTCAACTTAGCAAAACCGCAAGAAGCGTAATATGAACTTAACTTACATCCGTGCTGAAGTTGATCGGCGCGTAGCAGAACAAATGCCTGTTGTCTTGTTCGAACGAAGCATTTTACTTCATAAAAAAGTCGGCTCAACAAATGGGTGTAAGTGTTCGTATTGTTGTTTAAAACGTGCATCAACGTCTGCGATCGCAAATGCAGGTTATCACAGACGTGATTCTGTAAAAAGAACATATATGTTTCTGTTGTCTCAAGAAATGAAAAAGTATCAAGGGGAATAAAATGTTTATGCTATTATTGATTATTTGTGCAATAATCGTTTGCTATAATATTTCCGAAGGCAGAGGTCCAAAATGATTTTAGAACTATTTACAATCATTGTTGTTGCTGTAGTGGCATACTACATAATATCACAAATTGTTATTCCGACGATTAGTGATACACCGATTCTTCCGATGTTTCGGAAGAATGATGTAAACAAGAAAATTAGTCGCTTAAAGCAGGAATTAGAAAAGGTAGCAAATCAAGGGCAGTTAGATGCTTTAAACAATGAAGTTCAACGCCGAAAGGCAGAATTGGAGAAAAGAAATGCTAAATCTAAACCTTAAGAAAATAGGTTTACTCGTACTTAGTGCTATTACGTTTTTGATTGCACTGATTATTGTTCCACAACTATTCACTAATGTGGATGCGAAACAGATTGTTGTATTGCAAACAATTACAGGTAAGTTGGAATGTTTAACTGCACCTGGGTGGACTTGGCAAGGTATAGGTAAATTAACACATTACCCACGACGAGATCAGTTTTCGTTTAGTTCTGCTATAGACCAAGGTAAGGCAGTCGACGAGTCAATCCAAACACGATTCAACGATGGCGGCCATGCGAATATCAGCGGTACTATTAACTGGGCAATGCCATTGTCGTGCGAAAAGATTATTTCATTACATAAAGATTTTGGCAGCGTAAATGCTATTGAGCAGCAATTGATGCGTACAGCCGTTCAGAAAGTTATTTATAATGTTGGACCTACAATGAGCTCTACTGAAAGTTCAGCTGAAAAACGGCCCGATATTCCAAAATACATCGATGACCAATTAGTGAACGGTACATACTTAACAAAGACTGTTCAACACACTGAAAAAGACGCAATTACTGGCCAAGACAAAATTGTAAATGTTGTCACTATTGCAATGGATGAATCCGGTAAAGCTGCTCGTGAAAGTAAGAGCCAATTAACTGAATACGGGTTAGTGTTGCAACCTGTTGCAATTAATACAATCAAATACAGTGATGATGTTGAAAAACAAATCACTGAACGACAAAAGGCTACCACAGCGGTGCAAATCAGCAAGGCTAATGCAATTAAGGCAGAGCAAGAAAAATTGACCACAATTAGTCAAGGTGAAGCTAATGCAGCAAAAGCAAAGTGGGAACAGGAAGTTGAAAATGCTAAAACTATTGCAACTGCACAGGCTAAAGTTACAATTGCTGATGCAAGTGTGAAAGAAGCAGAAGCATTTAAGAAAGCTGAGATCTTACGTGGTGAAGGTGAAGCAACTCGCAAGAAATTAGTTATGGAAGCTGATGGCGCCCTTTCTCCTAAACTGGATGCATTAGTAAAGATTAACGAAATGTATGCTAATGCTATTAAAAACGCAGCACCTGGTGCTTGGTCTCCGAGTATAGTAATGGGTGGATCTGGTAGTAATGCAGGTCAGGGTGCAAACGCTTTAATCGAAATGATGACCGCTAAAACTGCAAAAGATCTTGGTATTGATATGTCAGTAACACGCGGGGCAACTACTAAGAAGTAAGTAGTAATATCGCTTGCAATTAAGATCCCTACATGTTATATTATGCATGTAGGGTTTTTATTATCTAAACGAAAGGAGATAAAGTGGACGTATTAACAGGGTTTTTAGTTGGTTTTGCTGCGACACAATGGTTCTGGGCGGTATTAGTTATAGTAATACTCTTGTTGACTACAAGTGCTATCAATGAAGAAGGTTTTTGGGCAGCTACAATGTCATTTATGCTCTTAGCATTAGCATTTAGTAAATGGCCTGCTATTTGCGCATTTCTAAGCTCGCCAGTCATAGCAGTTACAGCAATCATTGCATATTTTACAATTGGTGCAATGTGGGGTGTATTCAAATGGAAATTGTATGTCGATATGGTGTATAATATCTGTGTATCTAATCGTGAAAATTTTCTACGGTACAGAAAATTGCCAAATGATTATTTACAAAATAATCCTAAGGCGGATGTAATCGGTTATTACATTGAATATATGCGTAATAATATACCCGGGAAATATGTACCACATGATATAAACACTATCGAAGAATTAAATAATTCATTAGTTCCGATTGCATCAAACAATTCGTATTCGATTATTATGTGGATAACTTACTGGCCAATTTCTGCAATATGGTTTGTTGTAAGTGATTTGTTTACTGAAATTGGAAAAGCAATTTATCGCAATCTTGCACAAATATTTCAATCAGTATCTGATAGCAAATTTAAAAAGTTTTAATTGAAGTTTTAGTAAGGCGTCACTTGCAAAAAATCCCTTATATGCTATAATGTGTATAAGGGATTTTTAATTTACAGAGAATATATGAATAAAAAGATCATAGCAGCACAAATTACTACAATATCTCCTTATGATTTTGATAAATCTTTAAAAGATATTAGAACATATATTAACGGGTTAATTGCAGAACACGGAGAAGATGCAGAGATAGATTACGATTCTAGTTTCCATCATCCGTATGATCCAAATCCGTCGCCGCAGTATTCATTGGTTATTCGCCGTCAAGAAACTGATGAAGAATATGCGGAAAGAATAAATCGTGAAGATCAGAGTAAGCTAAACATCGAAGAGCGAGATAGAAAAGAATTTGCACGTTTGAAAAGTTGTTCGGAGATAAGAAATGACTACCGACACCTTAAATAAATTTAGAATTTTATCAGTTGCTGAAAGTGGTGGAAATGTCGATAGTATGTGTGCGTTGAGCATACAGCATATTACAACCAATCAGCAAGACACTTAACACAAGTTAAACGAATACCGAATCAGGTTATTACGACACGTATAAGCATAGACATAGCGAGGTCTATGACTGTTACAAGTAACAACTGTAGAATCTTAGTGCCTAAGATAGACATCGACGGGCTTATACAGTATTTGCAAGAAGTGAAGGTCTTTTTATCAGAAAACGATTTATGCGAAAAATTAGTAGGAAAGGCATAAGTTATGAACAGCAGCTTCTTTAATTATACAAATTATGTAATGATAAAGATACAGAATTTCTAAATTCTATAATTTTAAAAGCTTAATAAGGAAAGAAAAATGGAAATTATTAAAGGTAATTTAATTGATCTTGCACAACAAGGCCGATTTAATGTAATCATACATGGTGCGAATTGTTTTAATACCATGTCAAGCGGAATTGCGAAAGAAATCAGAGCTCGCTATCCAAAAGCATACGAAGTTGATTGTGAAACAGTGGCCGGCGATCGTGCCAAATTAGGCACATATACAACTATGTTTGGTTTACGATTTAATATTATAAATGCATATACACAATACGGCTACGGTCGCAAGACTGAAGATGATGACTTATTCGAATACGAAGCATTTGCATTGATTCTAGAAAGATTACAAAAGCAATATAAGGGCGTTGGTCGGTTTGGTTTCCCTTTGATAGGTTGCGGATTGGCAGGCGGGGATAAAACTCGCATCGTCGGAATGATCGAAGATTTTGCTAAGGCAGTTGAAGCAGATGGCAGTACTGTAACAATAGTAGAATTCGGTTAACTGATTGACACAATCTAACACAAGCAATATAATACATACACAACAATATAGGGAGAGTAAATATGTCGTTTTATTTAAAAGATAGTGATCAATTATGGCCAACTGAAGCCGGTGTTTATGATGTACGTTCTTCATTGCCAGTCGGTACCTATACTGTAGGTAATCATCCTTTAAAGGGGTGGTATCTGAAAACAATTACTGACTTTGATATCTCAGGTAAAATTTACGGGAAAACTACGCGGCAGGCCGAGCGTATCTTAAATACATTCAACGTTCGCCCAGAAGCGACTGGTGTATTATTAAGCGGCGAAAAAGGCAGTGGTAAAACAATGCTTGCTAAACTAGTATCACAATTGGCTGCAAAGCAAGGCATTCCTACGTTAGTTATTAATACACCGTTTACAGGTGACAGCTTCAATAACTTTATTCAAAGTATCGACGAAGCCTGCATTATTGTGTTTGATGAATTTGAAAAAGTGTTTGACAGTGAACAACAAGAAGAAATTCTTACATTGCTCGATGGTGTGTATCCAACAAAGAAATTATTTATCTTGACAGTAAACGATACATATCGGGTTAACAGTCATTTAAAAAATCGACCTGGTCGTATTTTTTATTCTGTCGAATATCACGGGGTAGATGCTGATTTTATCAGAGAATATTGTAATGATAATCTCAACGATAAATCGCATATTACCCAACTAGTAAGGGTGGCAATGTTGTTTGAAACATTCAACTTCGATATGCTAAAAGCATTAATTGAAGAAATGAATCGGTACAACGAATCTCCAATCGAAGCATTAGATATGTTAAATGCTAAACCGTTATCTGAAAGTCATTTAAAACACCGTGTTGAAGTAACATATAACGGTGAAAAGATTAATCCAGAAAACATTTGGCCGAACGTGATCCGTGGTAATCCTATGGTGGGTTCTGAGTTATCTATTGGATTTAATCCGAATCCAACCGACGATAGTGAATCTGTATCATTCTATATGGATCGTAAGTTTTTGAAGAAAGTAGACCCAGAACAAGGCACATTTACATATGTCGTAAATGAAGGTAGCACAAATTCAGCCGTGATTGTGTTTACACGCGAAAAAAATTCACGAAGTGACGAAGATTGGATTAAAGCGTTCTAATTAGGTTGACTTATAGGGCAATAATGCCCTATAATTACGGTATGCATAAGGAAAACGTTATGGAAAAATATGAACAGAAATACCCGTCCGCTTATTATCTATACAGATTTAAAGATGGCGAGAAATTTCATTATGTTACCCATAACGGAATTCGGACACGGCATGCCAGTATGGATAAAGCGTTAGGCGTCTGTGAGCGTATTAATAAAGAAGCAGGTTTGCCCGACATTAATGTATATAAAAGTAATAAATTTACGCTAAGGAGAACTGATGTTTAAACGACTTATCATGCTATTTGCACTATTATTATCAATTAGTGCTTTTGCATTTGATTTACCAAAACCGTCTGAAGTGAAGGCAGTATATGCTTCGGGAGATTATGCTCGAGCAGAAATGTTGTTAAAGCAGGTTATGGTTGAACGACCAACCGCACCAGTACATTATCAATTAGGTCAAGTTTATTCAAAACAAGGTAAACATAAAGATGCTCTAAACGAGTTTAGGCAGGCACAGGCACTAGATCCTAGCTTAAAATTTGCGTCAAGTGCAGCAGCATTTACACGAGCACTAGCTGATGAGCAGACTATTGTCGCACCACAGCCAATAACAACTTCACAGCCGCAACACTCGCAGCGACAAGCTAATTCTCCAAATTCTGGCGAAGCCGGACAATTCTTTGTAATTCTATTTTTGTTACTTATTGCAGGTGCAGCTATTTATGGTATCTACTATCTTGTAACTACTATTAGGCATAAGAAAGCCATAGCACAGCAAGCTGATGACGAGCTTTCTAAGAAAAATTCTAATTTATTAGATTTATCAAAGCAACTCGACGATGCCTTACTCATTGCAAAAACTGCAAACTATAGCGAAGCAGATAAATTACAAATTACACAACGTATTACGAGTCTCCAAGGCCAAGTTCGTAGTATATTAGCTGACCTAAAGGACGGTGAAGATATTTCGGCATATCGTATCTATACAGTTGAAGCGAATGTGCGTGAAGTTATAGAGCAGGCCACAAACGGTTTACCGGTGCCTGTTAGAGAAGACTCTATTTATAGTCCCAAAGCCCGCCGGAAAAATTCGAGTAAGAACAGAATGCTACCACCTGCTCCACCGCCCCCACCAGCTCCATGTCAGGTACGTGAAGGTGATAGAGTTGTTCGTCCGGACGCTGCACCAGCATACCAGTCAACACCTGCTCCTGCTTCTGCTCCTGTTATTGTAAATAATACTAGTTCTGGAAGTTCAGATTTATTAACAGGTATGATGATTGGTGAAATGATGCACTCACATCGTGACAATGAACGTACAGTATATGTCGAACGTGAAGTATATTTGCCGCCAACAAGGACATCGCGCATTGATACAAACGATGATGACGATACATACACTGCACCAAGTCGGTCGTCAACACTTGATACAGACAATGACCGTAGTGATAGTTATACAACAGATTCATCAAGTATCGATTCGAGCTCTACTAGTGGCAACGACGATAGCTATTAATTCACAACTCAACTCAACTGAAGGGAATATCATGTCTTTATTACAAAAAATTATGCACACACTTAAAGGTTCTGCAAACGACTTAGTCGATGCTCACCAAGACCTAGGTGCAAATGCACGCCAAAGTGTTCGTGATCTAGACGAACAACTTCAAGCAGCAGATAAGGCGTTAATTGATGTACGTGCTGAAGCAGAAGTATTGAAGGGTAAAAAGCAAAAAGCAGAAACTGAAGTTGCAAAATGGTTACAGGCTGCATCAAATGCAGCAGGTAAAGATGATAACTTAGCTCGCGAATGTTTGGCTAAGAAAGCATCAGCAAAAGCAAACCTAGATGCTCTTACACAATCATTGGATAAATTCCAACCTACTGTGACCGCATTAGAAACACGCATTACACAATTACGTTCACAGCGTGACGGTTTGTCTAATCAAGCTGACTTGATCGGTGTTCGTAGCGAAGTAGCAGATGTTGAATTACGTACAGCTGAAATTCTAGGCAGTACAAACTTAGAAACAAGTTTAGTTGCACAAGAAGATGCACTTGCACGCAAAGAAGCCAGGGCGCATGCATCTAGTGCGATTTTGCAAGAACGTACCGGTCAAGCTTTGGAAAGCCGTGTTGCTGCATTAACTGCAGGTCCAAGTATTGAAGACGAACTTGCTGCCTTAAAGGCGTCTAAATAATAAATATTGGCTTTGCAGTATTTTAATACCAGTTGACAGATAATTACTGTCATTTTATAATAAGGCATATTAAACATATGCCTTATTTTATTTGCGAGTAATAATGAAAATACAAGTTAGAAAATGTCGCTTTACAGGAAAATTGTTTGAGGAGAAAAACCTTAACAAATATAAAAAGCACCTAGAACAGCTTAGGAATAAAATGGCCTACGAAAGACATCTTGCTCGTACAAAACGCGAATTTAAAGCATGGTTAGAAAAAGAAAAAGAACAAATTATACATGTCTCTGAAATTGCGCCATGGTTCTTAAAAAACCAAAGATATATAATGGATGCATTTAATAGCGGTTGCAGGTCAGTCAACAGCTATTACGACAAAGACAAAATATTTATGGAAGGTGATAAATTTACTGAATTAGACATAGAAGTGAGATATATTGACAAAGTCTCAAATACACATGTTTGTCCAGATACCGGTGTTACTAATTGGCAATGGACCTTGGATTTACCTAGGGGATATGCAGGATTTTCTGGAAGAGTTACAGGATCTATAGTATGTGATAAAAGGCAGAGACATTATCTAAGTACTACAGATCTACTTAAATTAGTAGGAATAAAAACAGGTAGCGGTAGTGGTGGTGATAGTTCTTGGGGGTATAATGTTAGTATATTCTTAGATGATTGGGCAGGTCTAAAACACCAAGCTATTGTAAATAAATTAAAAGGGGAATAAAATGACTACTAAATTTGAGTTTGGCTATATCGGCTGGTGCAAAGAAGGCAGCCATGATAAAATTTGGGGTTATTTTTATCGACCAAGCCCGGAGTATGAAGCAGCGAAAAACACACCGGTTTGGTCTATACCAGTGCGTAATGTATGCGTGTTCTGGGGAAGGCGCGGCAAAGCCTTACAATTTAAAGCTAATACAACAGGATACGACTTATATAGATTAGAAGAATCGAAGTCCAAAAAAGGTTATACAGAAATTAATGAAAAAATCCTTACTGAAATTTGGACCACATTTGCAAGTGAGGCTGAGTTAAAACTCTCGTTTGAAGTTTTGGCAGGGAATGTAAAGTAGTTAAGCCATCAATGAATAATACACAAACCTATGTAAAAATGAATATAGCCATCAAACGTTTTGACAACTGGTTAAAAATAAACAGAGACATTAATGCATGACATAAAGAAAATCAACTAAGTTTTCAAATTATGATGCAGGCAATGGACAATTTATTGTATTTCTTAACGTAATTTATACAAAGCCCGGCTCAATAAAGGTATGATAGTTGAAGTATGTACCTGGGCTGCAGACAATAACATTAACTTCTATCATATGTGGTCATGGAAAGATATAGTTATAGTGTTATTTTTTATAATAGCGAAGATGTACTGCTATTTAAATTAAGATTTAACGGATACTATGAAATCACTAATTTTTGAATATAACAGTGCAAATAATCGGAACAACTATTATGATATCAGACATTTAATGATTCAATGGTGTAAAGAAAATGATATGAGTGTCGATACTAGAGGTACTATCTTTGGTACTATATTTGTATTTAATTTAGATCACGAAGGCTTATTATTTAAATTAAATTTTAGTGAATACATATCATGACATACTGCTATCAACTTACTTAAACTGTTTGTTTGCCTGACAGACAGGAATTGCGAATTTTCTTTGATCTTCCAGTGTTACCAACATTTTTTTCTTCTTCAAATAAGTTGCTTATTCAGGCACTGCAAGCAATCGCACTAACATCCTGACACTCTCGGATATGGAATGACAATTGGTATCAATTTCTAAATCTGCATTTACAGGTATTTCATATGGCGATGTAATACCCGTGAAATGTTCTATCTGCAGCGCACGCGCTTTTTTATACATACCTTTCGGGTCTCGCTGTTCGCAAATCTCAAGAGGCGTTTTAATGTACACCAGGCGAAAATTTTCTTCGCCAATGATGATCTTGGCTATTTGGCGATCTGCCTCAAACGGCGCAATTACGGGCACTATCACGACTAAACCTGCATCATTCATCAGACGCGACACTTCCGCAACACGCCGAACGTTTTCTGCGCGATCTTCAACACTGAACCCCAGATCTTTATTGAGTCCTCGGCGTAGATGATCGCCATCTAACACGCAACATGGAATTTGCTGGTCGAGTAAACACTTTTCAAAATGCTGTGCCAAGGTTGACTTGCCGGATCCACTCAGACCAGTCAGCCAAATTGTCACGGCGGCGTTCTTTCGAAAAATCATGCATCATTCCCCAATCTATATTTAACTATGCTTTAGCATTTACACTTATGCTCGATGATATAACAACTAGGAGATTATTAGGTCTGTGCATATAATTATCCCTTTGTCCAGACATAAACAGCATTACCCGAATTCCAATATCTATCAAACCCGTTATTTCGCATATTTTCCCAGGCTGACAAACTACTATCAAATATATTAAGCACATTTTTTAATTTATATTTTTGATATTTTATTCTAGATTCTAATGTTTTATAGTTATGTGTATATACATAGGAAGCAGGATTATTTCGTATGTGCTTAAATCCTAATTTTTCATAAACCTTTCCGGTTCCCCATCGTAAATCACAAAACGAGACTACATCTGATGCATTTAAACATTGAGTTGCAAAATTAAATAATTTTGAAGCTCCACCTATTACATTAATATTTAATTCATTACAAAACCTAATTAATTCATATTGGTGCCTGTTATATCTAGATTTGCCTAAACTTATCGCAGCAACTAATCTTCCTTCATAATGCAGGCCTGCATAAAAAGACGCACCGGTGTGGCCTTGTATATGGTTTTCATTAAAAAATCTTGCTGCAATTTTCTTATCGATTATATTAACTGTAGTCTTCCTTGCATATATTCGAGAGCTAACACCTACAAATGATGCTATCCTAGATTTTACTAAATCTCGCTTATTGTTCCACTCTATATCTATAATATGATATAATTTTATACCTACAGATTTTGCAACTGAATCTTTTTCGGTGTGATAATTAATTTTATTTGCCGACTCTTCTGAATGCCAAAAAATACCGTCATATTCAAAACCAATTCCTAATTCGGGTAAATAGATATCTATTTCTTTACCCGAAAGTGCTTTCCTATCATTGAAGATAATAGGACCACTATATATAGATGTTATGTAATCAAACATTTGTTGTTGGCCAACTGTTTGATGAATTTCAATACCTAAATTTTTAAATTGTACACAAAGTTGAGTATGCCCTACTTCTAATTTATCGGCTATCTCTTTTATGGATAATCCGCCGTCATACAATTCACTAAGCTTCTGTTTATCGTATTTGATATTGAACGATTCGTTACTAAGATGTTCTTGATTCTTTCTTATACGACCGTACCGTTCAATGCATGTATTTGTAATCTTTTCTTTGGTTGAACCAAGCATAGCGATATTAGTTACACCGTGTTCTTCAAACAGTCGGTCTTTTATTTCTTTTTGAACATTTGCTGACTTAAATGGATTATCGACGCCGAATTTTTCTATCATCTTTTTAGAATAATTTAATTTTGCAGCCTCTGTCATTAATATAGTTTTTGAACCATATTTTTTTAAACACGTAGTTTCTATTCTATCTCTAATAGCTGTATCTGATTGTACACATTTAGGTGAACAGAAAATCCTGTATGAATTATTCTTATAATTCCAGTTAAGTGTATTACCACACTTACAGAATTTTTCTGTAAATTGATCATTTATAACATGCCATAACCGTTGCTTTGTTTTAGAATCAGGTGGTAGAAATGCAGTTTTTTCCTGAAGTGTTGCCATAAAGGTTTCGTTTGACATGAACGACTTTAATGCCTTAAAATTGCTATCTGCAACACAATAATCTTGTTTTGTAGGTCTCATGTAATATTTATCTTTATTGCCGACGCCGGGTGTTAAAACAGATTATACCACTTGACGCAATAACAGAACTAGTACATAATAGACACATACAAGATTTAAACACAAACTAAGTTTTTTCACAGTAGTACTTAAACAGGAGAGTTATAAATGGCAGCTTCAGATGATACAGGTATTCGCGCAGAACGCGCTCGTGACGTTCGCACACTTTTGATCCGTTGCATGGAAGTTGGTCGACCTGCAATGATATGGGGTGCACCTGGCGTCGGTAAATCAGATCTAATTGCTAGCATTGGTAAAGAGATGAATCGCCCAGTGATTGACATGCGTTTGCTCTTGCTGGAACCAACTGACATCAAAGGTATTCCGTATTTTGATCCAGACACAAAAACAATGAAGTGGGCGCAACCAAGCGATTTACCAACTGAAACATTTTTGAGCAATGCAATTTTGTTCTTAGATGAAATCAATGCTGCTCCGCCAAGTGTTCAGGCCGCTGCATATCAGTTGATTTTGAATCGTCGCGTTGGCGAATATCATTTGCCAAAAAATGTGTCAATGTTGTGTGCAGGTAATCGCGATAGCGACAAAGGTGTTACATATCGTATGCCGAGTCCGCTGGCAAATCGTCTGGTACACATTGAGATGCGTGCTGACTTCGAAGATTGGCAACAATGGGCAATTATGTCCAAAGTTCATCCAGATGTTGTTGGTTTCTTGTCACACCACAAACAACACTTGTTCAACTTTAACCCAAGGTCGCCTGATAAGGCATTTGCTACACCACGTTCATGGGCGTTTGTATCACAGTTGATCTCCGACAATTTGCCAGAATCAATGAACACTACTTTGGTATCAGGTACGGTCGGGTCAGGCTTGGCAACTGAATTTACAGCACACCGCAAAGTGTCTGCTAAAATGCCAAAGGCTGAAGATGTGTTGTTGGGCAAAGAAAAATCATTGAACGTCAAAGAACTGAGTGCTATGTACTCATTGACAATTTCATTGTGCTACACATTGCAAGAATGGTACCACCGAGCAGCAGATGTGCAAGAAACAGAATTTAGTATTGCTGACTGGCACAAATGCGTTGACAACTTCTTTACATTCATGATGGATAATTTCCAAACTGAAATGACTGTATTGGGCGCGAAGGTTGCATTGCGTGATTACAAGTTGAAGATCAATCACCGTGATTTGAAAACGTTCAAGACATTTCATGACAAATTTGGATCTTATATCTTAGAGGACTAAGTTTCCGTCCAATGAATTTTCTTTAATTTAAAATAAGCCCGCATAATGCGGGCTTATTTTATTCATAATTGTTTAATTTTTGAGACGGATTCTCTACGCTAAATCTTTCTAAACAAGTCTCTTTATATTTTTCACGATTATTATAATTCTCGGTATCATACCTATCCTCTTTAGTTTTAGCTGCTTTAGCTAATCGAGGTTTTGCATTAGCTGTGTTCTTCTCTGAAACTGATTTTGCTACCGCTGGTATTTATAATTGATGACTGACTCCATATTTAGTTTGAAATGTTTCTTTCTTTGTATCTTTAACTGATTGGAGAGAATTAGTTGCCTCTACTCCGTAATTAACTAAGTTACTTGTCTTTATTTTTGCCTGCACACTAACTGCATTTTTAGCTGATTGTATGCCTATTACATCCTTTATAGTTTGTAGTTTAGAGACATTGTCAACCCCGTATAATAACATATTGGTCTCTTTTCTTTTTGCTGTTATAGCAGCAATATCTTTATTTTATATGTATCTTTATACTTGAGTTTGGTTGAACTAGTTTTACATTCATCGCAGCAATATCTTTTATAATTTCCGTATTTGTCTTTCAAGGATGTGTTTGTGCATGTTCGGTTTTCGGTTTTCGCATTTGTGTGTTTTTATAATTCTAGACATTATTTCTCCATAATAGAATGTCTTAGTTTATAACATCATTTCTACCTAAGACCAATTATTCATCACCTATTGACATATGTTTATAAACATGTAATAATACTATATGCAAGTTAAAAAGACAGAATTTAGGTTAGTGTTACTAAATGCAGGGACTACTAGTTCTGTGTGGCGAAACTTTAACACTGATATAATTAATAGTTATGGTAGTTCTTACAATCATTATACATGGAAGAAAACATTAGGATATGAACTTTCAAAATATAATGCCGAATACACGTTTATGGATGATGATGCAAAGTTATGTGCATATTTCGAAACTGAAGAAGATATGGCTTTCTTTGTTCTTAAATGGAGTTAGGATGTATAAACTATTGATAGATATTAGTAACCTTAATGACTGGCGTACTCCGTTATTTGCTAAATTTGTTAATTCAGTCGGTTTAGAATTTGGTGGGCACTGTAATTGGGATGATGTGCGTACTGCGCTATCTAGATACCATGCAATACTCGACGATTTTAAATGTAATCTTTTATTTGAAACTGAAGAAGACATGTCTTTCTTTGTACTCACTTATTCATAATGAAATATATCTTAGATGTTACTGGTATTCACAAAGATGTATGGTATAATTTTATAGGCCATGTAATTGAATTATTTGTGGACATACACCGACTACCTGATCTTAATACTGTGTTAATTACCGAATTATCAAAATATAAAGGATTAATTAGCAACAAAGGATTAAGCTTTGAAACTGAAGAGGACGCAACTTATTTTGTACTTAAATGGAATTAATAATGGTTATATTACTTATAGATGACCCGAACAATAAAGACCACTCAGGATGTTGGTGTACTCCATTATGGTTAAATTTTACAGACTCTATTACAGGAAAACATAGGTCTTTCGATAATAACGACTGGACCAAGATACTTAGAGAATTAAACAGATTAGATATATGTGTAGATAACGGTTTAAATTATCTCATATTTAAATCCGAAGTAGACAAATTAGCATTTGCACTTAAGTGGGGTTAGGATGTATAAATTACTAATATTTGATGCTAACGATAATGCCTGTTATACTAAAGTATTTAAGAATTTTCATAAAGAATTATTAGAAGAGTTTGGTTGCAACGTAACATGGACTGATGCAGAGTCAATACTTAAACCAAGGTACGATGCCTTACTTGATGAATTCTATGATAATATTTTATTTAATTCTGAAGAAGACATGACTTTCTTTGTACTTACTTATTCATAATGGCTCATATTTTAAAAAGTGCAGTTAATAAGGCATATATCTTAAAAACACGACCATTGTCTAACCAGACATCTAATATATGGCGAAATTTTTATAATGATACATTTTTTGGCCGGAACTTAGCAGAAGTTGTAAATATAGATGGTTGTCTTGAAATAGAACTTTTAAAATATAATGCTACTATTGATAATTCATGGCACGAAATTCTATTTGAAACTGAAGAAGATATGACATTCTTTGTACTTAAGTGGTCTTGACATCTTACACTGTTATGCTATAATATAACTATATACAGATTAGAAGAATCTGTAGTATTAAAATTAAGAGGCGAATAATGGCACGATATACATTAAAGACATTTTATGGTTCTAAACCAGTTGAAAGATTTGACCACAGAAAGCCTGAAAAATTAAGAAGCATTATATCACATCCGCGGTTTTCTAAATTAACAGAAACAGATGCATACGGGGTAGTTGACGAGGTTCCTGATCTTTTCGAAGTATATGATTCATACATGGAAAAAGTCCATTCTGGTAATTTAACTGATACATGCACATTTATTAAGACATTAAAATAAAATATGTCTAATCTATGGGATCACTTACCAAATGCAAAACATATTGATGCAATACTTGCATCAGTTAAAGCACACCCGGAAGAATGGAGTGCGGCGTGGGATGCGACAAGTGGTGCGGCGTGGGGTGCGGCAAGGAATGCGGCAAGGCGCGCGGCGTGGGAGGCGGCAAGGGATGCCGCCTCGGATGCGGCAGGTGGTGCGGCAAGGGTTGCGGCATATTATGCGGCAAGGGATGCGGCGTGGGATGCGGCAAGGGATGCGGCAAGTAGTGCGGCAAGTGGTGCGGCAAGTAGTGCGGCGTGTGATGCAATACTTGCCCTTATTGCATATGATGATTGCGCATATATGCTCGACTCACATCCGGGTGAACTTGAAATCCTTGCTAAGTTTGGTGATGAAAGAGCAATACTTTTATTACCTGCATGTAAGGCATTTGCAGCTATTAAGATACATAAACCAGTTATTGCTTAACAAATGATTCCAAGTATCATATAATTACTACACATTAAACAAGCAGGAGCATAAAATGCCTAATCTATGGGATCACTTACCAAATGCGAAACATATTGATGCAATACTTGCATCAGTTAAAGCACACCCAAAAGAATGGGGTGCGGAGTGGAATGCGGAGTGGGATGCGGCGTGGGATCGGGCAAGGGGTGCGGCGTGGGATGCGGCAAGGGAAGCGGCAAGGGAAGCGGCTAGGGATGCGGCGTGGGGTGAAGCAAGGGATGCGACATGGGATGCGGCATATTATGCGGCAAGGGTTGCGGCATGGGATGCAATCATTGCCCTTATTGCATATGACGATTGTGCATATATGCTTGATTCAGATCTAGGTGAACTTGAAATACTTGCTAAATTCGGTGATGAGAGAGCAATTTTATTATTACCTGCATGTAAGGCATTTGCAGCTATTAAGGAAAAAACATATGTCAATAGTTGAAAATAAAAAAGCATTTTACGATTATGGCATAGAAGAACAATTTGAAGCTGGCCTAATTCTACAAGGTTGGGAAGTAAAAGCAATTCGTGCGGGTCAGGTACAATTAAAAGAAGCCTATATAATTATCAAAGGCGAAGAATTGTATTTATTTGGGGCACATATAAGGTCACTTATAACGACCTCAACAACTGTTAATACTGATCCTATACGCTCACGCAAATTACTGTTAAAATCTGCAGAAATTAGTAAGCTCATAGGTAAGGTTACACGAGCCGGATATACTCTCGTACCGCTCAACCTACATTTTCAAAATGGTAAAATTAAATGTCAAGTTGGATTAGCTAAAGGTAAGAGATTGTATGATAAGCGCCAAACAGAAAAAGAACGTGATTGGCAACGTGAACAACAAAAAATTTTAAAACAGAGATAATAACACACAAATAATGTATGATAGGCATATTAAGAAACCTATATAACACTACATCTGCAAATATCCTTGCAATTACATTAAAGCATAAACATAAAGAAATTTATGATTGGGTGATCTCTTCTACTGACGATAATTTTTTAACATTCAACGAACGTGTTTTTTGGTTATTAAACCCATCTAATATTATCTGTGAAAATAATAAAAGACTAAAATATGTAGCAAAAAGAAAAGAATACGGTTTTTGTGGCGGACCGAATACATGTGAATGTCACAAGGCAGAAATTAAAGATCGAACCAGTAAAACCACTGTATTCGGCACCGAGGATTTTCTTGAGAAGAGAAAAGAAACCTGGACTGAAAAATACGGAACTGATAATCCGCAAAAATTACAAGAATACAAAGATTCGGCTACAGAAAGAAATACAGGTAAAGTGCATACTAAAGGTAAAAGACTCGAATATGTCGCAGATGGATATAATAAAGTCATAGCAAGGTTAAAGGACGAGTTCATACCCTTATTCACTGTAGACGAATACTTAGGCTCCGATCGTAAAAACGTATATAAATGGCAATGTGTTAAATGCTCTAAGATTGTTGATTCGCACATAGACTACGAAACTGTTCCAAGATGTACAATCTGTAATCCAAAAGAAGTGTCGACACCCGAACACGAATTAAGAGAGTATCTTGATTCATTTAATATCGCATATGAATGCAATGTTACAAACATTATTCCACCGCTTGAATTAGACATTTTTGTACCTACATTAAATGTTGCTATAGAGCACAACGGAACCTACTGGCATTCTTCAAAGAAAAAAGATAAAAATTATCATATTAACAAATACAATATATGTAAAGAAAAAGGCATACACCTTATTCAGATATTCGGCGACCAATGGAAAAATAAACAAGATATTGTTAAAGCTAGATTAAAAAATGTACTAGGTGTTGATACTAAAATTTATGCACGTAAATGCGATATAAAAGTTATAACAGGTAAAGAAAGTAAATTATTTTTAGATGAGCACCACATTCAAGGATGGGTATCGTCTAGTATAAAGTTAGGATTATTCTTTAACGATAATCTAGTTGCAGTAATGACATTTGGTAAACCTCGGTACGGAAATTTACAATCTTACGAACTTTTACGATTTTGTTCTATCAATACCATTGTTGGTGGTGCTGATAAACTTTTCAAATACTTTTTAAGAAACTATAAACCTGATACTGTTGTCTCGTATGCCGATCGTTGCTGGTCGGCAGGTAATTTATATAAAAAATTAGGATTTAAAGATGTAACTGAGGATAAAAATAATATTGGGTACTTTTATATAAAAAACGATACACGGATTAATAGGCTAGCATATACTAAGAAAAAATTAGTTAGTTTAGGTTTTGATTCAGAAAAAACCGCAGAAGAAATATTAGAATCTGAAGGATTTCTATTAATCCATACCTGCGGCAATTATAAATTTATCTACGACAATAATCGCTTGACGTAAAAACACATATACCGTATAATTTACACACCTACTTACTTAACAAGGAAAATCATGGCAAACAACAACTCAAAAGAAGCTGTTTTAGACCAGTTGACACGAGCACGCATCTCCCTTTTATTAAAACAGCCGTTTTGGGGAACTCTTGCAACTCGGTTGATCTTAAAAGATGCAACCGACGAAGAGTGGTGCAACACTGCTGCTACAGACGGTCGATATTTCTACTACAACCGGGATTTTATTAGCAAATTAACTAAACCGGAAACAGTGTTTTTGGTAGCTCATGAAGTAGAACATTGCGTCTACGACCACATGAGTCGTCGTGGTAGTCGTAGACCGCAGATGTGGAATGCTGCTGCTGACTATGTAATTAATTATGAGCTGCACGAATTTGGTGTAGGTGAATTACCTAATCCAAAGACATCTGGTGTTCAGGCATGTTTTGATGCAAAATATAAAGGCATGTTTGCTGAAGAAGTTTACGAATTGTTGTTAAAAGCCCCCGATGCAAAATTTCCAGAATTTGACATTCACTTGGAACCAGGTGATAGCAAAGGTGAGCCGATGACTGAAGAAGAACGTCGAGTATTAGGTGACGAAATTCGTGGTGCTGTTATGCAAGCTGCTAAGGCTGCTGGTGCAGGTAATGTTCCTGCAGGTGTGAAACGCATGTTGAAAGACTTAACAAATCCACAAATGGATTGGCGCGAATTACTGAATATGCAGATTCGGTCAATGATTAAAAATGATTTTACTTGGCAACGTTGTTCACGTAAGAGCCAAGCAAGTGGTATTTACTTGCCCGGTACAAAAGAAGACACTCGCATCGAAGCAGCAATTGCAATCGACACATCTGGTTCAATGAGTGAAGATATGCTTCGTGATTTGTTAAGCGAAACAAAGGGCATTATGGAGCAATTTACAGACTTTAAATTGCGAGTATGGTGCTTTGATACAAAAGTTTATAATGAAGTTATGTTTACACCAGATAATATCGACGACATCGATACATACGAAATTAAGGGAGGTGGTGGCACAGATTTTATTTGTAATTGGAAATACATGAAAGAAAACGACATCATGCCAGAACGCTTCGTTATGTTCACTGATGGTTATAATTGTCAAACATCATGGGGTGATCCAGATTATTGTGATACTTTGTTTATTGTACACGGTGATCCGCACCACAAATTGCAAGGTGATTTTGGTACTACTGCCTGGTATCACAACGAGTAACAAGCAAATGGTCGGTGGATATAGCATTGTCCCACCGACCATAAGTTTAACCCTTAAAGGAATAAAGATGGTAACAGACTACATGATCCCGTGCAACGATGAATTTATCGAAGATGTTGCAAAATCCCTTGCAAGGACGCGATTAGAAGAAGATGCAAGTTTGATTGATATGAAAAATTCTATGCCGACTAGTATGTTATCTCAGGCGTTGGACGATGCTATCGAGAAAATTTGGGCAGGTCTTGCTCCGCAGGACGATGTGTTTCGGCGACTATATAGAAGTGAAGCACAGGCAGCAATTAGGACGATAAACCTAAAGCTGCTAACACTTATCGAGTAAGGCGATAAATATCATCAATAAGGTTATAAAACTATTGATGACAAACTCGTTATATTATAAAATCAAAGACACTGTAGGTGCTGAAAAACATTATTTGTTAGAGTTATTCTTTAAAGATTGGGTAGACGAATCTTGTAATAATCAAGTTAATTACAAATTCGAAAGCAGAAGACAAAAGAATGGATCTACATTAGATGAAGAAGTTCTACGTGTCGATTTCGAAACACAAGAAGATGCTGTAATACTTACTTTAAAAGGTATTCCGGTAGAATTTCAAGATTATTTAGAAATAGTAAAATCCTCTACCTAATCAACTTATGTATTTAACTAAATTGGTGCAAAATGTCCGACGTACTTATACTCAACGCAAGTGGGGAACCTAAGTCACTAATACCGCTTTCAGTAGTGCCGTGGCAAGATGCTGTACGTCTAGTTTTTCTTGATAAAGCAAGAGTGCTAAAGAATTATGACAATTGGGTAGTTAGATCACAATATCTTGATATGCCAGTGCCGTCGATCATTATTATGACAGAGCAAGTTAAGTGGAATAAAACGCTTAAATACAGCAGGCAAAACGTGTACTTAAGGGACGACTTTACATGCCAATTGCAAAGTACTCGCAGGTGTAAAGAAGTAAAAGGTAAGGTAAAAATTACCGAATTAACAATTGATCACGTATTGCCAAAAAGTTTGGGCGGTAAAACAAACTGGACAAATGTTTGCACATCATGTAAGGATTGCAACAGCGACAAAGGTGCAGATAAATCAATTGTACCGAAGAAAATCCCGCATCGGCCATCTTACTATGAAATGCTAGCAAAAAGGAAACATTTGCCTATAACTATACGTGATGTTGAATGGAAGTGCTACATCGACTGGCCTGATGAGTTGATAAAGGTTTTACCACAACCAACAGGATCACCAAATGGCTAACAGTATTACATAAGAAAAGGGGCTCTTAAAGCCCCTTTTCTTATGTAATACATTAATTTCTACCAATAAAATAGTATTTTCCTGTACGAAAAAGATAAATAAACATAGCATATAATATAATGCTTCATTTTAAAATTACAGGAGAACATAAAATGGCAAAGAAAAACAACAAAACAGTAGAAACACCACAGGTAGAAACACCACAAGTAACAACACCACCTGTTGCGCCTACCGAGCCCCCTCAAATATCTATTCCAGACCTTCAATTATTAGCAAGAGTAGTTGACTTAGCATCTCGCCGCGGAGCTTTCCAGGCGAATGAACTATCACAAGTAGGTGACGTTTATAATAAACTTTCAAGCTTCTTAACGTTTATAGAAGATTCTAAGAAAGCCGAAGATGAGGCAAGTAAACAGGCAGCTGCCTAATAAGGAGAAATAATATGGCTATCGAGAACCTTCGTAAACATGTAGGGCAATTAGTAAATACAGGTATTAGAATCGCAGTTGTATTTAGGAAAATACCAAATGATGCAAATAGTTGTTTAATTGTAGAAACAGAGAGATTGCCTGATAGTTATCATGACTATATGCAACAATTACTAAACAGTAAAGAAGCAAAAGAAACAAACGACTTCTACGAAGTTCTAAATCGTAGATCATTCCCTGATGGAACAAATTGTCTAACATCTTTACATCAGCGTAATTTTTTAAGAAAGGAACCTGTTTCTAATGTTACAATGCTTCCTTTACCAGGACAATCAGTGCCGCTTGCACTTATTAACGCAACTATTGACAAAACAGTTGAACAATATAAGGCAGATCAATCAAAAGAAGCTGTAGTTGAAGAGGTAATACCTGTATCTGACAATGTAATGATTGACCCCATTGCTGTAGCTAAAGGGCTTATTGTACAGGCACAAATGTTAGAAAAAGAAGCAGCGATTAAACGTGAAGAAGCATATACACTAGATCCTGCGTCTAGACCAGGCAAAGGCCGACCAACACTTGCAGCTGATATCAAGGCGCAGAAACTTGTAGAACGTAAAATTAAACGCCGTGAAAGAGATCGTGCTAAGGCAGCTGAAGCAAAAGTAGAAAAGAAAGAAGCTGTTCTTGATGCAAAAGTTGCAGCAAAATTGAAACGAGATGCTAAACGTATTAACACTCCTTCGCTTATTATTCAGGACTAATTAATTAATAACTGGTCGGTTTACTCTGACCTTTTTTTAATAAATAATATAGGTACCTGGAGAATGAGTTAATGACTAAGAAAACCACAACGACATTTGATATAGATAGACCTATAGGAAAGATTTCTAAATCAACTATTTTTGATAAAATAATTAAAGAAATAGATGCTAAAGAAATTCCATCTAAATATATAGACCATATGTTTGTTAAATATTACGACGGAAATGTAGTAGAATTAAAAGGCAACGATTTAATTCATCCTGTGTCGTTAATAAAAGAACCCGGCAATAACAAAGGAAGTTCTTTTAACAAAATGAAAGATATAAAAGTTTTTATTTCTATAGATAAATTAGAAACTGATATAAACTCAATGGTAGAGAAATATCTAGGTAAGCATTGCTAATAATAAGGTTGCTATATAGCAACCTTATTCATTATTAAACTTAGTTTCTAACCAAGTAAAATCATTAATACACCCGATGTTTTCTGGGTGTGAGATACATTCTCTTCCAAAATCTGTACCGGCTAATGCACCCATTATAACAAATTCCCCGAAATCTCTTTCAGCACCTTTATTACACCAATCATATAATCTTATTTCAGTTTCTGAATTAACTTGATTATCTATAACCTTTGATGCTAATTTGGCACATTCTCTAAAACCGCTTCTCCATGCTGAAAACGGATCTGTATTAAATCTTGTGATATTGCTCACCGTCGGTATCACTTTAAAACTTTTTGATACAGATGTAGAGAAGTCAACGGGCGAACCATTATATTCTTGCAATAGTTTAGTAGGAAATAATTTTATGCCACCATATCCATATTCTAAGTCATTAACTGGATTTTTAGAATGCCATACATGCACTGATTCTCTATCTAAAGAAATAGGTTGATAATCAAACTCAAACGTAGGTAATATATCTGCGTCTGCATCAACTACATAAAACATATCAGTTGTTACTATATTTGCAGCTTTCTTATGAGCATTAAAAATACCCCTTTCTCCGTGTACTCTTAAAACCTTTCCGAATCGTTTTTGTAAATTAGAAAAATTCTCATCTGCATATTCCTCGTCGTAGCTAAGAAACACTATGTCGAATTTAGGATATTGATATATTTTATCTGCAATGTTTTTTAATTCTACATTACCGTTTGATAGCATTTTATCAGTATAGTTTGCAGGATTAACTGAAACAGATGCTGTGTTATACATCCTTACTGATAAGTCGTTATTCCATATATGTACATAATCCCTGTTCCATTGCTCAGATACATAACGAAAATCAAAATTTGGAAATAACAACTCTTTATCTGTTTTAATTATATAGAATACATCACTTAAACATTTCTTAGATATAGTAAGTAGAATATCTTCAGTTAATTCTTTACCAACCGAATAAAATATTTCATCTACCTTAATGTTATCGCACATCTTATCTACGACAAACTTATTACTTTCGTCGTATAACATATAAACTTTTTGTCTCATCTTTAACTCATTAAATATATACTTATTTACTTATATACAACCGTTGACCTACTGTAATTATAACTATATAATACATATAAATACAGGAGAGTTCAATGAAAAACGTGTTTGCATGCCTAATTTTATTTTTTGTCAGTCTTTCAGCAATGTCTCAAACAACAGAATGGAAGATTAAAGAAGTAAAAGATAGAGACAATTCGACAGTAGGTTATATATATCACACATCAGCTGTTGGTACATTAATTGGTACTAGAATTGAAAAATATGCAACTGGATTACGACTTGTTTGCTCTACTAAGAATTCTCCAAACTTTGTTGCTGATCCACTTATTGCTATTTATTGGAATACAATGAACGGCATATATATGCGTGATGTTGAAGTCTCAGTGGATAATAAAATCCCTGATACGAAATTATCAGGGCAGTGGGAGGCAGATGGTGCCCTATTGCTAAGGACTATTCCCGACTCTAAGAATTTAATGCAAGCTTTGAAAACATCACATACTATCAGACTTAGTTGGGTGGGTGAGGATTCATTTAAAAGAATTACAGTTTTTGATTTGAAAAGTTTTAATCTTCGGGCGGCTGAATTTAGTTCTCTTTGCAAAACGGAGTTATAATAACTACTATGCAAACAATGAAACCAAATAATGCAATGATCCTACTTGTAACTATTGCAATCAGCCTAGCTGCATTCATGTTTTGGGCAGCAAATACAGAAACATTAACGTCTTACCTTAATACAAGTAATTTATCTATAAGTAATAGTTCTATCGAAAGTGCAGAATTATTATTTAAAGGCGATGAAATATTCTTAACTGTATATTTAAAAGAAAAAACGGAATGTAACGATATAATTAACATGCTAGGTGTTAGAAATTTAGTAATAATGGGCAAGTTATATAATTCTAGTTGCATAGAAACTAAAAGTGAGTTTGTTAGAATTGTTTACAGAACACCGGCTAAAATATGAGAGAAAAAGTCTTTGTACAATTTATATTTGAACCGGTATATTCCCAGTCAGCACCGATGTGGTTAGCTGAATTAGGCTCAGATTTTAAGGTCATACACTCGAGTAATCATTACAAAAATTATGAGACACATTTCATCATAGAAGGTATTATTGATTCGGTTGCTGCTACCGCTCTCAAGTTAAGCAACCCTTTCCTAGGTGAAAGAATGAGAATGTCTACTATATCTAACGAGTTAAAGAACAAGTATAGAAAGTAATTATCTTCTCGATAAATAGTTGATGACAACTATTCTTAAAATACAAGCTTTACCTACTAGCCCGTTTGAAGGTAGTGGTTTGGCACCTATTGTGATAACAAACAACATTCCTAGTTATTTTAAGATAACAGGTGTAGACCTTGATCAAATTAAATCGTTTAACTGGTATCCAGAGCAGGCAGCGAGCGTATCCTTTGAAACTAGGCAATTAATTCTTTTGAGTAAAACTGAAGGTACATTTATGGTTAAGGTACTAAATAATTATTTAGACACTGACGACAGAGGTGGCCGATTAAGTTTTCAATTAGAAAATGGAACAACTCTTTGTGTGCCCGTTATTACATATGGGCCAGTGTCAGTAGGTCCGTTGCAGCAATCACCTAATTCAGGGCTTATAACAGGATAAACCTGTTGACGTTACTGCACATATGTAGTAAAATGTGTGCATGAAGACTCTAATTATAGCGATGTGTTTATTAGGTTCTGTTAGTTCTCCTACAGAAGCTAAAATACGACACCATCACAAAACACACCAAGTACCTGCTTTTAGCGCAAAGAGTTTTGTTGTTGCAGACGAAACAGGCGTTGTTATAAAAGAAAAGGGTGGCGATACTATAAGGCCCATTGCCTCTATCTCTAAATTAATGATCGGTTTGATAGCGGCAGACCAAAATCTCAATGAAATACTGAACATACCTCAGATAAGGTTAGTACAAAGTAAAATACCAAAAGAAACAAAAACAATGACACGCCGTGAATTATTAACATTAGCACTTGTTAAGTCTGATAATTTCGCAGCACAAATCCTGTGCTTAAATTTAGATAACTGTGTTATGCAAATGAATACAAAGGCTACAGAATTAGGTATGTCTAATACCAAGTATGTAGAACCCACTGGCTTAGATGTTAGAAATGTTAGTACAGCGAAAGATTTAGTAAAATTAGTGGTGGTTGCTGCATCAAACCCGACAATTACCGAAATATCAAGTATGCCTGATGCCGAAATATACACATCAAACAAAACAATCAAAATAAGAAATACTAACCCACTTACAGCAAAATTAGATATATTGCTATCTAAAACAGGATTTACTGATCCGGCCGGTGGATGTCTAGTTATGGTACTTAAATTAAAAATCGGGCATAAGATATTTGTATTATTAGGCAGTAAGAATGCACATACGAGAATACCTGATATGCTTAAATTAATAAAGGAAGTATGAGAGCACAAAAACATCGTAAGAAACGCAAAATAATTCGATGTATGTATATATGTTTTGAATACAATGATTATATGGAATGTCGTGCCTTATTTCGTAAACAATTTAAAGTTGTTAGGGAACATGCTCAAACATACTCTTCTGGACTTAGATTTGTGTTCGTATGTATTAAGTATAGAACAGATGAAGACATGTGTGCATTAACTTTGGCATACAGCGACCAAAAGATGAGTACATTTGTTATTTTAACTTCTTATAACTTACAACATAAACATAGAATATCAATATACAAATGAAAAAATACTTTGTAAGAATAGCAGACAATAAAGTAATAGAATTTGAAAATTATGCTAATTCTAAAAATTTAAACTATCTTGCGATGTCATACGACTATTGCGACGGTGTCGCTACTGTAGCATATAGTATAACGATGGATATATATTCTGCATTAGAATTAAAACTTTCTATGCCGTTAATAGGTTGTATGACATTTAAAAAAATCAGCGTATAATACAGTATTATAAACACTAACAGGAGCGTAACATGCCACGATATACATTCACATTCCCATATACAGAAGAAAGAACTTTTCGCGATGTAATGAGCCGCTTGGACCCGAGTGAATTTAAGATTATTGAAGATATTAAAATTCTTGATCTAGAACACCCTCGGCTTAGCGATCGCCAAGCAATATTAGAAATGGACCCTGAAGCAGCACTCACCTTTCGTTTAGGTACAAAGAATGTAAAAATTCGGCGAGATCGTTCTGAAGAAGAACTTGCCGAAGAAAAGCGCATTAATGATCAACATACAATTAAGGTAACTATTAAGGTTGATGGATTAGAATTGCCGCCTGTTGGTACACCGTGATGTTGAAAAAGTCGTACCGTATTTTCATCGCACCAGATGATATAGAAAATATAGAGAATTCATTAAAAATTATGGGCATCAGTGAATTCTCTATAGCTAGACACTTTATCACAAATACAACTTATCGACTTAGATACGATATTTCTTTATCTAAATATGAATTGTTATTCTTACGCCTATCTTGCAGTAGTGGGGAATTTAAACAGATAAGTAATGAGAACCCTTGTACTACTAAGGTATAAGTAAGGAGGGTTTCAACTAGGAGTTATTCTATGTTTTACAAAACCCTTCTACTAATCGGCATTATTTTCATTGCTACTGTTGCTCTAGGTGCAGATTCAAAATCCTCGTCTATTGTCTGGAAAGAAATCTTCAAATCTAAAAATGATATTTTCAGAGTTTACACAGATGAAAATTCATTCGATAATGCTATGGTTGAAAATAATAAGATTTCAACAGGTACTGTATTAGCTGTTCCCACTGATTACATATTATTAGACATCAATGGTAAGAAAACTATAGTTAAGAGTGTTGCAAGGTTTATGGCTGTTGATTGTGATAACGGCATATCTTTCCCAATGATGGATTTGTATTTCTCTGTTGAAAAGCCTACCACAAGTGATAAACCGATAAAGACTATAGAATATAAAGATTATGAAAAGGTTGCTGAACAATTAAAGAAATCATCATATCTTTATACTACTTTTTGTCCTGTATATATCTAAATTTTTACTGATTTTAAAATAGCTCGATAAGTAAAATTATAAGGCTGTAGTACATAGCAATAAGTGCATGTATAACCTAGCCTAATTTTTAGGTATATTACTATGTTTTATAAAATCATACTCTCGTTATTTCTCCTATGCACTAGCATTATTTCATTTGCTAATGAAAAATCTAATATGGATTGGCAATTAATCCCGAATGTTGTTACAAACGAATACAATGGATTCTTTAGTAGTAATCATACGAGGATTCAGAAGTCCAGTGATATCACGCTTATAAATACCATAATACTAATTGTCCCGACAAACCCTATCACTGGTACTAACATGTCGGGCACACCTTTTGAAGTAAAGGGCATTGTTAAATTTACTGCAATTGTGTGTAGTAGTCGTTCTATAGCAACATCTAAAACATTTTACTTTAATATTGCTCAACCTAGTTCAACTGATAAACCTATTTTTGATTCAGACTCGCCTGAAGTAACGGAACTTGATGAGACTGACCCTGTTTACCTTATGTTCTGTACTAAATAATTATCCTTAATTGACAAAGAGACTGCATTTATGTATAATTACAATATAAATGCAGGTTTAAGCGGAATATATGAGAACTTACAACGAAGCATTAGATGAATTTTTAGACATTAACAAGCCTAATAGGTATAATGATTCTGGTTGCTTGTTTTCTATCTCTTGTACATTATTCTCGTCAATTTATAAAAAAGATATAAATGTAGTTGCAGATGAAATGCATGCTATCCTAGCCGCTGAGGAGAAGGCAGATAAGGCTAAGCAGAAAGAAACAGGGTCTCTAACGAAGAACGATAATTAGCAAATATTGCTGCACGGAAATTAAATGAAAAAAATACTACCAACATATAGTGAATTGCAAGAATTTGTTGACAAACTTGCATTGGATGAAAATTCGACAATATTGATTGTTGAATTACCAGATAATACCGGGTATAGTGTTGAATGGACACAACATAAATTATATACTAACGAAGAATGCCGACAAGTCCCCGACGAGTTATATATTGGTAACGATAAGATACAATTTGTACAAGACTTATCAGCCGACGAATGTAAAACTATATTACGCGAATTGCTAAGAGAAGAACGGTTACGACATACAGCAGGCAGTAAAGAATATAATAACTTCAATGATTTTGATGATTTTGACGGCGAAATAGACAATCTTTCACCTAAAAGGACATTGCATTAATTATGGTCACATTACCGGCAGAATTTGTTGCTATTAAGTATCCTGGTTATTTTTGGAATACAAAAGAATTAACATTGTATTCTATAAAGATGTTAGGTGTATTACGCCCAGTGAAAAGGCAAAATGCCACTTTCTTTAATAAATTTAGAGTAGGATATCAAGTGTCACATCATGGACGAACGCGATTTATAGATTTTGGCGAATTAATGCATTTACCGTTAAAAAACTCTATAATTCCTGTAAAACAAAACTGAAAGTCTATATAGCATTATTAAAAATAGATGTAAAGAAGGTTATTGCTGTTATATTAACTAGTAATTATAAATATAATGGCCAACTTGTATCATGCACTAAAACATATTGATCAGTTGCCACCGCGGCAAGGTGGCAGCTAAAGACCATTGCAGCTGGTAGATCCCATAAGAAATATACAGGGCCGTTACACTTCGTGAAAATACAGAAAAAATTATACAGAAGATCTTTACCAATATTTAAGAAACTTTTCGAAGATAAATAAAATATATAGAAAATTGACAAACATAATACATTTATGTACAATAACAAGTAACAACACTAAGGAATACAATGAAAGAGCTTTTAACAATACTCTATTACGAATTTTATTGCAATTTTGTATTTTCTTTGTTATCTCCTCAATACATACAGGTATATTATCCTGTATTACTTAGTTAACTAACATCTCCGGCGTTCGTATAGTGGATAATACAGCGTTCTTCTAAAGCGTGAACAGGGATTCGATTTCTCTACGCCGGACCACATATAAAAAGCTACTTCTACGAAGTAGCTTTTTTATTTCCTATAGGCAATATGTCTATTTGCCTATATTATGCACATACGGTAGAGAAGATATTAGAAATAAATTTATTACATACGGGGCTATATAATGAGTTATTACCGCACTTTACCATACGGAAATATAGGTATGTTTCATCGTATAGATTTTGCATTAGTTCAACGTGGCGTTAATGCAAAAGTGTCGATTTATGGTCGCGGTGGGAGAATTTATTATGTTCCCGATAACGAAATTCATAAACTACCAAAATCAGATGATTATCGACCATAGCTGCCTGATGAAAATGGAGAGAATGTAACTGGATATATTTTAAACATAACACGGGATATTGAAACTATACGAGATTCAATGCAAAGTAATGAGTGGGTAGAAATAAAAGACTTGCCGCTTACTGCTTATTATCTAAAAGCAGATAGTTGACAATTTATTATAATTACCATATAATGCTTATATTAAGATTACGCAGAAAGGAAATAAAATGTTACGCACACCTGATACAGTTAAATTTGATGCATCCAACAAAACACACCGCGCTGCTGTTCGCTCATTTTTAAAACGTCGAGCATGGGGAGATTCTCCTATCCGTTTTTCACATGATCCAGAATACGGCAGTGTTGCTGATCAAGTACAGGCTAAAATGCTGCAATGGTATATGGCACAAGATGAAGCAAAAGATTCAAAAGCAGCGGCGAAACTGGTTAAGGTTGTTAATAAAACAACAATTCGACAATTAAAAACTGCTTAGTAAGGTAATTGTAAATTTGCTGTAAATGTAGTATAATGTTTTATGTTGTAAGAATGTATAGCGGGTCAGACGCACTATTGGAGGGATGCCCTGAACTCATAATTCAGTCGCGAAAGCGCCATGTCGGTTCGAACCCGACCTGACCTACCACTATACACTCTTTAATTTTTCGTACTCATCTACTATTTTACTAGGTCTTCATATTGTTAAAGAAAACAATTTATGATCAATAATATTAAACCAAAATTGCCATTCTGTGTACATATAGTAGAATACGAACGCAGTTGGGGTAATAAAGTTGACGAAATATTAGATTTTAGTACATATGCTGAAGCGGAAACCTATGTCAAAGAATATAACGATAAACATAATCCGCCATTACTACTAAATGCTGTACCTGATTGGTGCATGGTTGCACAAGACCCGTATACTAGAAAAACATAATTATGTCTACTAACATATCAAGAGAAGAATGGAACAAACTTTTCAAAATCTTTAAAGTCAAAATGTTAGTAAGAATAAAAGGTTCGGGTGTTGGGGCAGGTAAAATAGCATATGGTTCAACAAGACCAAACGGAAGGATATATCTGTCTGCCACTGCAAATGAAGACTTAACAGCTATGGGTAAAGTGTTTTCCACTGATGCAATCGAAGGAATAGACTTTATAATTTTATAATAGTTTAAAATTGTTTCGGAGATCTGCAAAAAAGATTCCATTCTTACTATTTAAGTATATACCTAGAAAGGTAAGCAGAATTATGATATATGTCCGGAACAAAGGTGATGCAATTGTCAAGAGCATTACAGGCAATGGATGTATATTGGGTTAGATAAAGAACTACTACTTTGCGATTGCCGATAATTATGAGCCTATTTGATGTAATCAGATATCCGATAAGTATGCCACCTACCGAGGCAGAAATACTTGCATTACCTAATAGCCTTTTTAAAAGATGGACAGAATCTTCCAAAGAATGGTCTGATAGCCCGACACAATCATTCGTAGCATATTGGTACAGCGCAGTACGAAACGAGACGCAAATCCAAGACATTAAACTATTAAGACAAATGATTAAAGATTATTAATTTCCACGTCTTTAAATTTCCTATTGACTAATATTCCTGTTAGTAATATAATTAAGTCATGAGATACTTAATTATATTACTTGCTCTAATTCCTACGTTAATGCACACAGAGACTGTGCCATTACAGCAACCAATCAAAAAACAAATCCTAGTCAATACAAAAGAAGAAAAGTGTTTAGCAGTAATGATATACGGTGAAGCCAGGGGAGAACCTATTAAAGGTAAAATCGCAGTTGCATATACTGCCTTAAACAGGGCAGTAAAAAAGACTGTATGTAAAGTAGTATTAGCAAGGAGGCAGTATAGCATATTCGATAATAATCCGTCTCTTAGAGCTGCTGCATTAAGTTCTGACCTAGAACCACATAAAAAAGATAACCTAGTAGATATTAAAAGTTGGGAAGAATCTATAAAGGTTGCTCAATTAGTTATGCGCAAAGTGGTTGAAGACCCTACAATGGGCTCAACGAATTATCTGGCTCCGAAACTTATGAAAACAAGGGGTTATCGATACCCTAAGTGGTCAAAGGTTTATAAATTAATGGTCACTATTGAACATCATAAATTTTATAAACTCGTTGACAAGAAGGTAGCAAAGTTATAAAATTACAGTGTGACAAATTTTAAACACAACCAAAGAAAGGCAATACAATGAACACAATTAAAACTCAATACATGCACTATCGCGCAACTTCTGCTGCTTTGGCAGTCCTATCTACACCACGCAACCACAATGATGCACCAATGTATCGTGGTGCAACTATTGCGATTGCACCGACTAATGAAAATACCGTTGCGGTAACTGTTGCCTTTTGTGGCCAGAAAGATATTTTCAGCAAGAAATTGGGTCGCACAATTGCGGAAGGTCGTATGCAGGCATATTTAAACGGTAACCGCAAACTGAAAACTCTAGTTCGTTTGGTTACTGTAACTGATATGAACAACCTGAAAGACGAAGTTGCCGTAGCAATTGCAGGCGATATGTCGGCGGTAGGTCTGGAATAACAACTAGCAGGTAATGATTGGGCGAATATTCGCCCAATCAACTTTTATGAAAAAAATAAAAATCAAAGTAGGCGAACCAGTTCCTAGCCCGTGTGTTGATATATGTACAATCAACAATAAGAACGGCATGTGTGACGGTTGTTATCGAACAATACACGAAATTACAGATTGGTCTGTAATGTCAGATAATGAAAAGATTATAGTTTTAGATCAATTAGAAGATAGGATGTTTAAATAAATGTCTAATGCATGGGCTCACTTACCAAATTCTAAACATATTGATGCTATAATTGCATCAATTAAAGCACACCCAAAAGAATGGGGTGCGGTCTGGGAAGCGGCAGGGAATGCGGCAGGGAATGCGGCAAGGGTTGCGGCGCGGGATGCGGCATATTATACGGCAAGGGATGCGGCAAGTAGTGCGGCATATTATGTGGCAAGGGTTGCGGCGTGGGTTGCGGCAAGGGAAGCGGCGTGGGATGCGGCAAGGGAAGCGGCGTGGGATGCGGCAAGGGGCGCGGCAAGGGATGCAGCATATTATACGGCAAGGGATGCAATCATTGCCCTTATTGCATATGATGATTGCGCATATATGCTCGACTCAAATCCAGGTGAGCTTGAAATCCTTGCTAAGTTCGGTGACGAAAGAGCAATACTTTTATTATCTGCATGTGATGCATTTGCAGCTATTAAGGAAAAAGAACAATGCAAAAATTGATGACAAAATTTGACTTTTCAATTAGTAACGACAAAGGGTGCTATATTACAGTAACAAGATTAATCGATAATGCTATTAAGGTTTTTTATTTGGTTGGTAGTCGTGATAAAATTGTAATGACAGACTTCATGAATAATATTACAGATGAGCAAGCAGACGGCTATTTTCCAAAAGAAAGAAAAAAGAAATGAGTAATGAATGGGACGATCTGCCAAATGCAAGATATATTGATGCTATATTAAAATGTTGTGCTGCATTTCCTGTTAAATGGAAAAACATGAAACAACATACAGAGTCTGATAGCACATTTAACAGGCTGCATGATGTTATAAGTAAGAACGATGATGTTAAATATAATCTTGCACTAAGTAGGATAACACACGGTACTCAAGGTGTGCCAATCTGGGACGTTAGTCTTGCACTTTTAATTTTTGATGATTCAGCGCATTTGTTGCATTCTCCAGTAGACGAAGTAGAAATGCTTGCTGCCTTAGGCGACGAACGTGCTATACTTATGATAGGAGCATGCAAAATATTAGATGCCACATGCCCTATTGACTTATATCTATAACTAACATATAATACAAATATGGCTACTTTAACTAATGAACAGAAAGAACAACGTGCGGCAACAAGAAAGCTCAATCGCGAAATTGCAAAAGCTGCATATGAAAAACAACTCGAAGAACAAGCAAAACAAGAAGAAGAGTTTCGTAAGTCAGTTCCTGCTAAACTAACTGAACTTAAGGAATTAGCGAAGACTCTTGGAGTAGCTACAGTTATAGATTTAACACCTACTGGCCCTGAGATTTCTTTTGAGTACGAAAGTACTGTAGAAGACATCTATATTAATGATACATTGACCTATGATTCAGACGAATACTGGATTAGACAGATGGAGTCAAACTTAAATAATATCAATGTTAAGCGAGAAGCACTTGAGATAAGAAAGGCACTTGCTAGAGAAGCATGGAATAAATTGTCTAAGGAAGAGCAAGACGCAATAAAAGAATTTAGATGGTCAATTTTATAGTACACAACTGATGATAGAAACTTAATTCTTGAAACGACAAGGCTAGGGGCCTGCTTGTGTTTACAGCAATTTTCGCCTTGTACGTATTGTGTTAAATTAAAAAGCGGGTTTGCCTGCCTAAGGAGATATATCCAAAGATCACTAACCTACCCCAATATAGAGAAATTAGTAGGGTTCGAAACCCAAGCCACTTTTGTTCTGACTATAAGGATAAAATGCAATAGATAGTAGTAATTGCGATTATACGCAATGTAGCATAAAAGAGCTCGCATAGTCAGCGAGCCTTTTTATTTGTGCCTATTGACAATATTTTAAAATAAGTCTATAATGTTATTAATTAATAAGGAGCATAATATGGCTGGTAAATTAATTTCGAACAAAACAACATACGAATTTTCATTAGCTGATATAAAAACACTTATTGCTGACGAATTAGGTGTTATTGCAGTAAAAGTTCATGTAGAATATGTCATAGAAGAATGTGGTGGCGATCCGATGGACCGTTTTCCAGGTGTTGACACTGTAACTAAAATTCGTGTAATCGTAGATCAATGATATGTACTCTTACAGAAAAGTCGTAACATCAAAAAAATGCTTGTGGTTTAGCATTAATACTGTCTTTTTCGAATTACTCTTTGAAGATACAGTAGTTAAGACATTTCGTAATTACGCCTTATCTGACATACAAAATCTAACCCATTTATTAAATGTAGCCAGGACATTAGGATATAGTACCGGCTACATTCGTGGCTCACAACAAAGAAGGAATCCATGAAAACAAATATTATAACTCATACAGACGGCAAAGGTAAGTCAACTGAAGAAATTGCAACAGTTATTATCGGTCGACTTGCAATAGGGTTTTCTAGCCTAATATACTATCCCGAAGATCCTTTTAACGGTGAACTACGTGCCTATTTCGACGGAAGTGGTTTCGGCGACGGTGCGTGGTGTGTAGAAGCATACGACCATGTCTGTGGTGATAGACTCTGGTTGAGAGAATTTAAACAAGGTCTTCTCGAACTCGGCCTTAGTATCAAAGCAGTTCAGAATATTAAATACAACGAACTAAGTAAACAAGGTAAGGACTATGTATCTTTAATAATTGGTCCTACATTTTATGCATCGTGGAAACGAGTTAATAACAAAAAGGGTCTATAATGAAAAAACTTACATTAATGCTGTTGATAGCGTCTAGCTTAATGCTATCTGGTTGCAAACAAGAAAAAGTAATCAATGGCACAAAATATGAAGCATACGGATTGGCTAATGAAGATGCAAAGAAAGACCCAAATGTTGTCTACGAAATTAGTGCGGAATCCGTAATCGTTGCTATTATACTATCCGAGACAATTGTTGTACCAATTTATGTTCTAGGTTGGGATCTGTACAAACCGGTTAAACTTAAAGTACTACCAGCTAAAGGGTAATCATAGGTATTCCTACACACTTTACCATTAAATGTCAGCAACCATTGCCACAACATGCTAGAATACCAGTCATAAAGGCAATTCGGTATCTGACTGGGATTGGTTTACGTGAAGCTAAAGAAGCATCAGAAAGTGATAAGAAAACCACATATGCAATATCCCCGTGCTATATATCAAACCATTTATCACCAATGACAGAAATATTATCAAATTTTGCTATCTTAAAACAAAACAATGTAGAAGTGTTCTGTGTTGCAGATTTGTTAGATAAAATGCGCAGTTTTGCAAAAGATGCATTAGATTTAGGTGAGGATGAATTAGGTAATGAAATACTACAACTAATCCTAGCTGAAAAATTGCGAAGAGGTATTTGATATTTTTGTCGATTGACAAAAATGTTTATCATTGTTATAATCTTATATACATAAGAGAGGCAAAAATGAGTCGCACTAAAGCTATAAATGATAAATGTCGTGACTGTATTTACGACCCAAAGTCCGTCGGTACCTGGAGAGAACAGGTGCAGGCGTGTCCTAGTGAAAAATCGTGTGCCCTGTGGCCATATCGACCAGTTGCTATTGCAACAGTAAATGCTAACCGCAAACCCAGAGCCGAAAAAGACGAACAAGTAGATGAATGACATCAAGGCATCTAAGTAACACAATATTAGCTGAGAACCTAATGCATAAGATTAAAATTGGTAGTAAAGTAAAGATTTTACGCAAAGATATATTTCATTTACAGCACAGAGAGAACCGAAACGGTACTGTAACTCGCATAAATGGTGCATATGTTACTATTCGCCCAACCTGGGTGGTATGGGAAATTGAATTATTAATAAATGAAATTGCATTTAGGAAATAACATGTCAATGTTAGGTAAACAGATATTTTTAAAAGGTATTTCTCAGAAAGGCAAGAACAGAATACGAGAACTCGGTGATCGTTGGATAGTCCTTGCTGAAACCGATTATGTTTTATTTCAACCTAATGTTAAAGGCCCTTGGCTTTTCATTTCTCCGATCGGGTGTGACCAAAACCATAAAGGCTCGAGATGGATTAAATCATCCGGCGACACCGATTTTTCAATAACCGACTAGGGTGGTTGACTTCTAATACAAAGTACTTTACAATGTAAATAAGGTGGGAGGAATAATCCGTCCATCTTTTACATACACACTTACAGGAGCATACCATGTCAAAAATTGAAAATACAGCAGTAACAGAAACTATATCTGTCGCAAAAGCACCAAGCAAAAAATCCTTAGCACAAGCAATCTTCGCTACAAAAGTTGCCGAATTTGCTCAAAAGTTGTACGGCTCAAACAAAGACTTCCGCAATGCTGTATTGACTACTATCGAAACTGATCTCAGCGTATCGCGTGCATCTGCTGCGACATTGTACAATAGCTTCAAGAAAGATGCTGAGCAAGCTGGCACAGTAAAATTGGGTCGCGATCCAAAAAAAGTTAAAGCACAATCAACCGGTGTTCGCGGTCGCCCAGTCGGCAGCGGCAAGAAAAAAGTTATTGAAACAACAGAAACTGTTGCAGAAGCTACAGTTTAATCCAGCGCGTAATATGCGACAAAAGAAAGGGGTATATTAACCCCTTTCTTTTTGGCTCATTAAGCCTGTTGACGACTAGTCTATCTATTGCTATAATGTATGTAAGGAGTTGCTATGATTGAAAATACGCCACAATATCGAATAGTTATAAAAACTGACTACACTGGAAAAATAGTTTCTACTGAAGTAATTAATATGCAAAAAGAAGATTTAACATTAGCAAGAGAAGCAATAAAGAAAATTATGGATATGAAATGAGAAATGAATAGTAATTGCTAGTTATTTGTTAATTCTAAGTATATTATTAATAAGGAAAGAAAATGTCTAATGCATGGGCTCACTTACCAAATGCGAAACACATTGATGCAATAATTGCATCAGTTGAAGCACACCCAAAAGAATGGGGTGCGGGGCGGGATGCGGCGGGGGATGCAGCATATTATGCGGCAAGGTGTGCGGCGTGGGGTGCAGCCTGGGATGCGGCAAGGGGTGCGGCAAGTAGTGCGGCAAGTAGTGCAGCATATAATGCGGCGCGGGTTGCGGCAGGGGGTACGGCGTGGGATGCAGCCTGTAGTGCGGCAAGTGGTGCGGCATGGGATGCAATACTTGCCCTTATTGCATATGATGATTGCGCATATATGCTCAACTCAAATCCAGGTGAGTTAGAAATACTTGCTAAATTCGGTAATGAAAAAGCAATTTTATTATTACCTGCATGTAATGCATTTGCAGCTATTAGGATACATACACCAGTTATTGCTTGACAAATAATTCCGTTTGTCATATAATTACTACACATTAAACAAACAGGAGTACAAAATGTCTAATACGTGGGATTACTTACCAAATGCGAAACATATTGATGCGATACTTGCATCATTTAAAGCACACCCAAAAGAATGGAGTGCGGCAAGGTATGCGGCAAGGGATGCGGCGTGGGATGCGGCAAGGGATGCGGCATGGAGTGCGGCCTGTAGTGCGGCATATTATGCGGCAAGGGATGCGGCATATTATGCGGCAAGGGATGAGGTAAGGGATGCGGCATGGAGTGTGGCATATTATGCGGCAAGGGATGCGGCATATTATGCGGCGTGTGATGCGGCAAGTAGTGCGGCATGGGATGCAATACTTGCCCTTATTGCGTATGATGATTGCGCATATATGCTCGACTCAGATCCAGGTGAACTTGAAATACTTGCTAAATTAGGCGATGAAAGAGCAATACTTTTATTACCTGCATGTAAGGCATTTGCAGCTATTAATAAGATACATAAACCAGTTATTGCTTGACAAATGATTCCAGCTGTCATATAATTACTACATACAAACACCGCAGGAGTACAAAATGTCTAATACGTGGGATTACTTACCAAATGCGAAACATATTGATGATATAATTGCATCAATTAAAGCACACCCAAAAGAATGGAGTGCGGCAAGGGATGCGGCGTGGGATGCGGCGTGGCAGACGGCGGGGGATCGGGCAAGTGGTGCGGCAAGGGATGCGGCGTGGGGTGCGGCAAGGGATGCGGTCTGGGATGCGGCGCGGGGTGCGGCATATTATGCGGCGTGGGTTGCAATCATTGCCCTTATCGCGTATGATGATTGCGCATATATGCTCAACTCCGATCCGGGCGAGTTAGAAATACTTGCTAAATTCGGTGATGAAAGAGCAATTTTATTATTATCTGCATGTAAGGCATTTGCAGCTATTAAGACACATACACCAGTTATTGCTTGACAAATGATTCCGGCTATCATATAATAATAATTACTACATACAAACACAACAGGAGCATAAAATGCCTAATCCATGGGATTGCTTACCAAATGCTAAACATGTTGATGCAATACTTGTATCAATTAAAGCACACCCAAAAGAATGGGGTGCGGCCTGGTATGCGGTGTGGGATGCGGCAAGGGATGTGGCAAGGGATGCAGCATATTATGCGGCAAGGGATGCAGCATATTATGCGGCAAGGGATGCGGCATATTATGCGGCAAGGGATGAGGTAAGGGATGCGGCGTGGGTTGCGGTAAGGGATGCGGCGTGGGATGCGGCGTGGGAAGCGGCATGGGAAGCGGCATGGGATGCGGCAAGGAATGCGGCGTGGGGTGCAACCATTGCCCTTATTGCATATGACGATTGTGCATATATGCTCGACTCCGATCTAGGTGAATTAGAAATAATTGCTAAATTCGGCGATGAGAGAGCAATTTTATTATTGTCTGCATGTAAGGCATTTGCAGATATTAAGGAAAAAGAACATGAAGAAAGTTACAGTAAATAATAGACGCAATGATTCTAGGTTTGTAGTAGACAAAGTTGAAGCAAAATATAATGCTACCTTTGTTGGACAACTACCTATACTGTTACCTAAAGGGGTTTGGTCCTGCGGGTTTGCTGATATATTTTACCAAGCAATTCCCACTGTGGACGGCTATTCTAATTATTTTGTACTGTATATGGATGTAGACGATCTTATAAAAATCATGTCTGGCGAAAGTGCAGTGCAAGGTATTATTAGAGCTGTTAGGGCCAATGACGGTGAAATAATATATTCTCGTGGTCGACATGATTTTGTATATAGTAGCGATAACTCTTGTTTCATAGGCGGTGATCGAGATTATATAAAGTCTGATAGGCAAATAATTGGATTAAAAATAATTGATGGTGAATTTTACGAACTTGAAGGTGAAGACTACGTCTTTATGAAATTAAAAGGTGAGATAGAATAGCTCACACTAAATGGCACCAATTACCAAATTCAGGTTATATTAAAAAGTTGCGTTCTATAGATACATCAGTATATAGCGAAGATGCATTTTGCTATCATAGAAATGATGAATATTATCTTCAATGGAATGCTGCATGGGATACAGCAAGGGATTCTTGTCTGGGTAAGTACCCGTATCTCGGGATACAAGACGCAATGACATATAGTCATTGGGCGATTAAGAGTGCAATACTTGCACTTGTAGCATACCCCGATTGTGCATATATGCTTGATTCAGACCCAAGTGAATTAGAATTACTTGTTAAACTTAGCAACGACGATACAATATTATTGATGTTGCCGGCTTGTAGATTACTAAACGATATTAAAAAAGAAGAAAAATGAAAAAGACAGAATACAAAATATATTGGACACTAAGTAACGAAATATTCAGTGTAACAGAAACTGACCTCACTGTAGCATTAGGTGTAACAGAAACATTACGTACACGCAGAAGAAGCGGAGAGGATATTTCTTTTGTTACAATGGTTAGCGAAAATGTAGATCATATCGGTGAAACAGGTGTGAACTCAGTTAAAAACGGAGAGTTACCTGACGGTGGAAAATATACATGGGTAAAACGCAGACCTCCTACTACCACTTGACACAATTAATTTTAACATGTAGTATATGTTAAGACTAAATTTTAAGGAATTATAATGAAAGAACATAATGTTGATTGATTTGAAGTCACAGCACTAGATAGTAGCGGAACTAATGATACTCGTGTTGCCTATGTTTCAACTGAAGCATTAGCAACACGAGTATCATTACCGCATTGGCTTGCAATTGATATTTTTATTATGTATGTGTATTTTAGCAGGGCTTTTAGCCTGTAACATAGCCGATAGATTTTCAGATCATTGAATTTAGTCAGGATGTTAAATCAGATTTGGGATTTAAAATCCAAATCTTAGATTTAGAAGTTGGATTTATAATCTAAAATAAGATTTTAAATTAGGAAACATAATGCATAGCATAACAGCAGATCTATCAACACCTATCCAATCGTTAGATATTTATATTATATCGTTTAGTGTAAATGAAGTAAACCAATTCTCCTCTGTTTTGTTCGGTGTGTTTGGTACTAGAGATATACCAAAAGATAGACAAATAACCCACAATGAGACAGCTATCACGTCTCGTAAATCAGTTGCATGTGTGATGTTTTTAAGGCAAGATGAATTAGTGCTTATGAAACTTTCCCTAAATGCTCGATTCGACAAATATAAAGGGGAGTTAAGATATATATGGTTTACAATGAACGGATTATTATGAAAAACATTTAATAAGTTTTAATCCTATACCTCTGTCTGAACCTACACTCAGCTAACAAAGAAATATCATCATTGTTAGACATGTAGTATCACTAAAAGCCGTAAACATATTATATGTGAAAAATCGAGTATATAACTGCGGATACAAACCGGCTAGTATGATTTCTTCTGTTGAAGTAATAAATTTAAAAGAAGAAGATATAACTTATATCAAATTAAAATATGCAGCCGACATAACAGGCATGACAAATTTATGAATAATTGAAAATGAAGGTATGACTTATATCAAATTAAAATATGAACTCGATATAACAAGCATGACAAATTTACGAATAATTGAAAATGAAGGTATAACAAAGTGAAATTGTTTAATTTAAGAATTTCTAAGAATTTCAAGATGCATTGGTCAAAAATATTTGGTCGGGCGGAGAAATCCTGGATTTCACTTAAAATGAAATATACATTGAAAGTATTACTTCGACCAGGGAGTTGGACAAGAAGCCGTGCAACTAACCACGAGTGGATAAGCTATTGTGGGGAATGTTAGAGAATAGTGAAATAGAATATCTAAATTCATATAAAGCATTCATAGGCGGGTATGTTGTTTGGATTGAAAACCTCCCGTATGCTAGCGGGTCTCTAGAAACTAAAGGATTACATAGTGAGTCTACATTACTATCCTGTAGTAGGAAAACTGCATTATTCTTAAATGATAGCCTAGAATCGGTACGCCTGGTGCAAGAACTTCGTGATCCACATAATAGGCACGAAGTTTATGAAAAAACGGGCTTCTATTTATAATTGACAAATTTCCTAATCTGTAATACACTCTTTACATCATAGACAAAAAGATGTAGGAGTACAAAATGTCTAATACGTGGGATTACTTACCAAATGCGAAACATATTGATGCGATACTTGCATCATTTAAAGCACACCCAAAAGAATGGGTTGCGGCAAGGGAAGCGGCGTGGGAAGCGGAGTGGAATGCGGCGTGGAATGCGGCGGGGGATGCAGCATATTATGCGGCAAGGTGTGCGGCGTGGGGTGCAGCCTGTAGTGCGGCGTGGGTTGCGGCAAGGGATGCGGCGTGGGATGCGGCAAGGGATGCAATACTTGCCCTTATTGCATATGATGATTGTGCATATATGCTCGACTCAGATCCAAGTGAACTTGAAATACTTGCTAAATTAGGCGATGAAAGAGCAATACTTTTATTACCTGCATGTAAAGCATTTGCAGCTATTAAGGAAAAAGGAAATAATCTATGAAAACAATAACACAGACAACGCTAATGTCTTTTCACGAAGCATTGACAAAATTAGTAAATGGAGAATGTGTAGGCATTCAACCCGAAGGTGTCCACGGATATCTAGAATTATTCAATCCGTTTTGGATGACTAAAGTCAATGCACCTAAAGAAATGTTACGATGGGCAGGTACTTCTAACCTCGCACATATTCGTACCAATGAATACCTAGGTAAATGGTTTATTGTAACTGAAGATGTAACTACCTAATTTCAGCACAGGTTGCTAAAGGCACCATTAGGATATATACTCTTTATACACATTAACAAATAGGGGTATAAAATGAATGATAACGCAGCAGCTAAGGCAGGTCAGCCATTGGTAGATTTACTTAACCTTAAGAAAGATACGGTTACTAATCGCTATAAAACACAATGGGGAGAAAAGACTGTCGTTGGTTTAGGTCGTGTCATTGCCCGAATTGTTCGTGAGAGCAATGATGTCTAACCAGTGGGATCACTTACCAAATGCTAAACATATTGATACAATACTTGCATCAATTAAAGCACACCCAAAAGAATGGGGTGCGGTATATTATACGGCAATTCGTGCGGCAAAGGGTGCGGCAAGGGAAGCGGCAAAGGGTGCGGCAAGGGAAGCGGCAAAGGGTGCGGCAAGAGATGCGGAGTGGAGTGCGGCATATTATGCGGTAAAGGGTGCGGCATATTATGCGGCAAGGGGTGCAGCGTGGTATTCAATCATTGCCCTTATTGCATATGACGATTGCGCATATATGATTGGCTCAGAACCAAGTGAATTAGAAATAATTGCTAAATTCGGTGATGAGAGAGCAATTTTATTATTGCCTGCATGTAAAGCATTTGCAGCTATATTCAACAGAAAGGTGTAATCATGAAATATCTAAAAGAAACTATAGTTTTTTATTTCAAAAAAATTAAAAAATATTTATTAGGCGCGGTAGAAAACTATCTGACTTAGAAAAAACCTGCAACTTATTACGTGAAATTGGTGTAAAGTATTATACACAAAGTACACTAGTCAATGATTACAATAAAACTACTCAAAATACAATGAATACTATGTAATAGAATTACATATATTGTTGTTCGGCGGTATATTAATTTTTAACAAAGACGGCAAAATAACAGATACTTGACCAAATGTTCGGTCTTATTAAGACCCTGCAGTTGACCAAAACTAAGTTTGGCCGTATAATTACTACATACAAACAGAAAGGACAATATGTCACTCCAGGTTAAAATTATCAAAGGTTTTTATCGTAACGAAGTTGTTATAGGTACATTCGAACTTATCAAAAACTATCAAGAAGGTGCGCGGGGCGGGTTTGTTACAATCAGAAACCCTAATCCTGCAAAAATTGCACCACCGATTCAACGTATTATAGTCCAAAAAGGAGACTTTGTTATTTTGAATGAACAAGGTGTTGAGCTTGATGATCACGAAACTGTTACTGTTTGTGACAAAACAGGTAAAACTGAAGTCGGGACAAATTACGAAGAAGCATTTATTTCTACAGAGACAGAAGAAGATGCGTTACTCAGAATTTCCAAAACTTTTGCAATGCTTGATCGCATTACGGCAGGCTGTGCCAACGGTAATATTCGCGGGCTTGTTGTATCAGGCCCACCAGGTATTGGTAAATCGTGTGGAGTAGAAAAACAGCTAGCCGCTGAAAATATGTTCCTTACTATTGCCGGCAAAGATCCAAAGTACGAAATTGTTAGTGGTGCTGTATCGAGCATTGGTCTATACCAAAAATTATACCATAACCGGGCTGCGAAACAAGTTATTGTATTTGATGATTCTGATAGTGTATTTTTCGATGAAGAAGCACTTTCTCTGTTAAAGGCAGCGTTGAACAGTGGTGACCGCAGACGTATTTGTTGGAACAAGGAAAGTCGTGTATTAATAGCCGACAACATTCCAGAAGCATTTGATTTTGAAGGTAGTGTGATCTTTCTTTCAAACATCGACTTTGAAAAAACGATTGAACGTGGATCACGTATATCAGATCATTTAGCTGCAATTATGTCACGTTGCCATTATCTGGATCTTGAAATAAATTCAACTCGTGATAAGCTTTTGCGTATCAAACAAGTTGTTAGAGACGGTATGCTTACGCCATATACATTCGACGAACAACAGATTACTGATTTGCTAAATTTTATCAATAACAATGCCGACTACTTACGTGAAATATCATTGCGCATGGTAAAGAAAATTGCTGACTTTGTTCAATCAGATCCGCTTTGTTGGCAAGAATTGGCAGAAGCCACTTGTTTGCAGAAAGAAGCACGGTTCCGTAGATTGTTAGCAAAGAAAAAAGAAGATGAAAAGAGTGGATTAGTTCTTATTGAAGGCTAATTCACTAAAAAAAATAAGTAATCATAGAAACTACTTTGTTATTACCCTGTGTGTACTAAGTTTACTGTACATAAGGCTTAGTTTACTTTCCGCACTAGGACAAAAAGGTTACAACTACTTAACCGAATATTTAAAAGATGTTCGGTTTTTCTTGACAAATAGAAAAACTTCTGTTATAATTCACACATTAACTAACAGGAGATTAAAGATTATGTCTTTTACCAAATTAACAAAAACACAAAACAATTTCTTAGAAACATACCTACGCGGCACTAACAAATCTTTGACAGAAGCTCAAGCAAAATCTTTGTTTGGAATAAAAAATTTGTCTGCACGTCTTAGCGAGTTACGTGCTATGGGTTTAAATGTATCCCGTGTACCTACTAAAACTACAGGCAAGTCTGCATACAAGATTTCTCGTAGAGATATGGCGGGCAATCAATTTAAATATCACGTTTAATAAAGTTTCTACAATTACAAACCCGCTTCGGCGGGTTTTCTTTTGATAAAATAGTTTAAAATCCTATTGACAGCTTTCCTTCCTGACTACATAATACTTACATGGATTGCAGCACTGCACCATAAAGTTAGTTTACTTTCAATCAACTTAAAGGAAATATCATGTCAAAAGGAATCCGCCCATTCGTAAATGCCTCATTTGCTAAACATTTAGTAAATTTAGCAGAACTTGGTAATACAGGTTTTCGTCGTGCAGTTATGCAAGAAACTATGCAAGAATTTAATATCTCTGCATTAACTGCTGCAACCCACTATAACTTTTCATTGAAGCAACAACGCGCCAATAACCCTGCATCAGTTATTGGCGTAGGCCGGCCTGAAAACAAAAAAGGTGGACGAAAAGTAATTCACGGTGTTACTGTTGTGAAGGCAAAAACTGGTGAAGTTGTTGCAGAAGGTGTTTCGTCTGCAACAGCCCAAACAATGATTGCCACCGCAGTTTCTAAGAAGAAAGCTAAATTGATGATCTTGACTGCCGTTTCAGAAGAAGTTGCATAAGATTTAAAAAGATCCTATAATGAGCTTAATAGCTTAATAGCTAAACTCATTATAGGAGAACTTTAAATGTCAACAGCATTAATAGCCTTAATAGTACTCTCAATACCTGTAGCAATTGTAGAATGTGTTATTATACTTGTAATTGGCTCTGCCATTGCATTCACAATACAGCATCGTCGAAAAAACAAACAAGCTGCAGAAGCAACGAAGCGTGGATAACAATACACAGCACAGCAATATCTCTGAAGAGGAGATGGGTCAATTACATAGCTTGCATTTATCAATGAATGCTATTGCTGCGGTTCGTCGTAATATGCCTGTAGGCGATAGCCGCTTAGATTGTGCAGATTGTGGCGAATCTATACCCTTAGCACGTAGAATCGCTGCTAAGGGTTGTATAAGATGCATGACCTGCCAAACACTATATGAGGTTACCAATGCCTAATGCCTGGGATCACTTACCAAATGCTAAACATATTGACTTAGTATTACATATATTAAAACAATACCGAAAGTATTGGCGTACGAAAAATAAAGATATAAGCTCTACTTCACTAGATAAGGCATGGAAAATTACATACGATTGTATGACTATTAAAAACAGAATACCCGAATGGAATTACCTATACAATGCAACATATGGCACAGATAGCAGGGCATGGCAGGCGGATTGTAGGACAAGTGCTGCATGGCTTGCCATAATGGCACTTATTGTATATGATGATTGCGCATACATGCTCGATTCAGATCCATGTGAACTTGAAATACTTGCTAAATTCGGTGATGAAAGAGCAATACTTTTATTACCTGCATGTAAGGCATTTGCAGCTATAAAGGAAAATGTATAAGTTTACAGATAAGCCAGCAACCCAATAAGTCATTGACAAGTAGGCTTCATTACTGCATAATATATACATCGTAAACAAACAAAGGAGCAAAAAATGAGCAGCATGAAAGATCGATCTATGGAAATCTATCAACAATATATTGCACTAGCACCTGTCGATGGACGATTATTTCGCCGTAAGGTTCTTGATCAATTGATGGAAGAATTCAAGTGCTCAGTTGCATCTGCTGCAACCTATTACAATAATTGCAAAAAATCGCTGCCGCCTGTGGAAGGGCTTGGACGAGTACCGGCGCCTAAAGGTCTTCGTAAACCTAATAGTAAAGGTAAGGTGATTGAAGATTTACAGGAAGACAATGATTGTTTCTCTGTCATTGAACTCAACGGAAATAATTCCGTTGGTCGATACCATTCATTTTTAATGCAGGGCGATGCAAGTGAATACTTTGATGAAAAGATTGCAGCATGGCCAAACAGTGTGTGGGTATTGATACGCGGCCTGGGGCCTAATCCAGGGGACGATTTCAAGCTCGAGCAAGGTGAAGAAGAAATAAAACGTTACTCCTTGGCAAAAGAATAGGAGAGGAGAGTGTCTAATGCGTGGGATCACTTACCAAATGCGAAACATATTGATGCTACAATTGCATCGGCTAAGGCACACCCAAAAGAATGGAGTGCGGCATATTATGCGGTAAGGAACGCGTCAAGTGATGCGGGGTGGGTTGCGGCAAGGTGTGCGGCGTGGGATGCGGCAGTGGGTGCGGCGCGGGATGCGGCAGTGGGTGCGACATATTATGCGGCGTGGGATGCGGTATCAGCTTTAGTGGCATATGATGATTGCGCATATATGCTCGACTCAGCCCCAAGTGAACTTGAAATACTTGCTAAATTCGGTGACGAGAGAGCAATACTTTTATTATCTGCATGTAAGGCATTTGCAGCTATTAAGGAAACTACTTGACAGATTGTTATTTATTATATATAATAAAATACTCTGGTCAAGCAGACACCAGTTTAAGTCTGCTAATTTAAAAAGGAATATTATGGAAAGCCGAGCATTTATACGCCAATCCTCCACGTTAGTAAGAAAAATTTATGAATCGCAAAATACAATCGGTACAGCCGAACAATTACGAATTCAGCGTGAAAACCTGCAAACAGAAATACGCCAATTGTTCGCAGGTTTACAAAACCCTACACTGCCATCAGCATATCGCCTGCGTGACACAGCTATGCGATACGGTTTCGTAGTTGATGCAAAAATCCTACACCGACTTGCACAATTAGAAAGCGTGTAATATGTTTTCGATAATCTTTCTTATTGTTTTTATGTATTTCAGTATTAAGATCTTTGACAAGATGTTTGACTGGATGATAGGCGTAATGGACAGACACCCGTCTATTCGTAACATATTAGGTATGTTTGTTGCGTATTCAGCCTACAAAGGTATAAAGCGATATTTCGAAGATCTTAAAAACAAATAAAGTGATTACCTAGCAATTAAAAAAGCCCTACGTGCTATATGTTCGTAGGGCTTTTTATTTGTTGCTACAAGACATTATTACAATCGTAAACCTTAAACTTTCACATATGCATTGACACATAAATTATCTTCCTATACAATAATTACATATTAAAAGAGTTTATAGGAAATATTATGTACATAGTAAAACGTATAAAATCATTATGCAACAGCTTTGGTGATAATAACATATATTATATCAATCAAGGCGGATGTTGTGTTTTTGCTAATTTACTCGTAAAAGCCTTAATGAAACATAACATTGAAGCCGGTGGCATTGTTCTTTCTTGGGAAGCTAAATATTTCAATGAAAATAATAACAGCTTTGATCAAATTCGAAATTCGTCTAGAAAAAATGATCCTACAGAATGGAATAGTAACGGTGTTAGGTTTTGGCATGTGGCTGTTGAATTTAAACATAAAGGTAAAACGTATCGTGCAGATTCCGACGGCATCGAAGAAGTACGTATCAAGACTAAGAGCGAATTTAGAAATGCACCTGTGTACAATGGGTACCTAACACCCGAAGAATTGAATGATTTTTCATCTAACAAGCACAGGCATTGCTGGAATAGTATATTTGATCGCGATGATATTCCGAGGATACAGCGATTAGTCGAGCAGCACTTGTCGGTTGACCTTAACTAACATATGTATTAAAATTAATTACTTAAAGAGGATTTATAACTGTTTCACTTGTTTGTATTCTACTTAACTTAATTTGTATTCCAGTTTGCCTCGATAAGTCTCGTTTAGCACGTATTGGTTTATTTTTTAATGTAATTGGAATATGTTTTAATACTTTTGCTATACTTGCAAATTTGCATTATATTTGAATTAAGGATAATATGTTTATCATTCTAGGTCTATTGTGGCAACTCGTGGTTCGTTCTTCTATTGTTGCATCTGCATTTGTAACTCAAGGATTGGTATTATCTAAATTATGGGATTGGTTTATTGTACCGTTAAATAAAAACATTCCCACACTAACAGTAGTTTCTGCAATAGGTGTTACCATTGTTATTGGCTATCTTACAAGTGGGCGCATTATTAGCCGTACTAACGACGAAGAGGACGACTTCTTTGATAGTGCGATTATGCACCCTTTAATAGTATTATTCGTAGGATGGTGTTTAAGGTTCTTTATGTAATTCAAATACTAGTTGACTTATATCCTAGACTACAATATAATACATACATCGCAAACAAACATAGAAGGAACTATCATGTATGTAGTCTACAATAAAGAAACAACACGTTATTTGAAAAATCACGTAGGTGTTAAATCTGATAAGACACATTTCGAAACCACAGGTGCTGCTAAGGCTGCATTGACGCGTGCTGTTAAACAAACCGCATTAAACCCACAGCCAATTAATGCTGATGATTTTGCAATTGCAGATTCATTAGATTTTCACAAAAATATCGAAAAACAAGTTCCTGTACAAAACTTAATGAGTGGCGGCACCGTTATGCAATCTGCGAACACTCCACGTTGCTGTGACGTCTCTTCCGAAGCATATTGGTCGATGTAGTCCTAATAGAAAGGTAATATTATGTCTTTACATTTATTTCTAATATGTTGTATGGTAATATTACCTTTCTATGGTGCATTTCTCACTGTTGTGTTTTCTGTTGTAAAATTTTATAGACCGCACCTAAATAATGCTTTCTTTTTGATTCCTGCAATATGTTTTATCCTAACATTAATTATACCATTATCGTGTCAATTTAAAGTATTATGACTATTTTTGATACACTACGATATCCGATTAGCTGGCCGCCAACTGAGGCTGAGATTGCAAATATACCATATCCGCTGTTAGAAAAATGGGCAAGGTACACTCTTTGGAAAAGTGGTATGGATATATCCTCACATGAATTTCCTACAGATATTATTTATAGTTTATGTAAATTTTATAAGTCTGCAAGCCTTGCTAGCGATAGTAACCTAGGTATCTGTCGTACCTCTATATACGAAGTCGAATTACTTAGAAAAATGATAAGAGATTTAGAATGAGCTTATTTGATGCGTTAAGATATGTAGTTAGCTATCCGCCACTTTCAGAAGAGTTATTAGTGCTGCCTCGAGATTTATTATCAAGATGGGCTAAAGAAACTAATTGGCAAATAGGCCCTGCACTTATTTCTACGTATTCTGAGACCGAGTATATTATTTTAATTACAAATTTATGCAATTACTATGCCTCTTATAAGAATGAGGATAGCCAAAGTGACAAGCATAAAATAGCTCGACACAAAGAAGAAATTAGTATTCTTAGAAGATTAATTAAAGAATATGATAGTGATTAAAAGTAGTCGATAACCAAACAAGCCTAATTTAAAGACTTACACAAAGCCCTACCTTTATAACAAGGAATAACTTATGATACCGCTGCTGCTGTTATATTATGTGTTGTTTAGTGTTTTGTTTGGCATAATAACATTATTTCTTTCTGTGATTAAACCAGGAATTGTAAATGAATGTGTATATCAAATTGCAATTGTTTTGATATTATCAGTCCTTTTATTATTCTACATACTTATTATTAGGTAGACATGAGCCTATTTGATGTAATAAAATACCCGATTAGTACACCAGTAACTCTAGAGGAGTTGTATGCTATTCCAGAGCAGATTACGGTAGACTTATTAAACACTATATTAAAAATAGTATTTAATACAGATAGACCAAAGAGGTGCTTCAGCAACCACACTGATTTATGTGAAGGTTTGCACTCGTGGTTTACCATACACGAAGGCAATGAATGGGAAGCCGCAGATGCTATGATACCAGAATTTTATATTTTACTTAGAAAAGCAATAAAGGATTACAATGAGCCTATTTGATGTGCTAAGATACCCGATTAGTGAACCACCAACTAAGGAAGAACTTGAGGCACTACCTAACGATATATGGGATAAGTGGATAGCATATTCTCAGTGGCCAGAAAGTGCATCGAAGACACTAATAGTCGAATGGTATGGGGGCATAGACTACATGAATTTACCGTCTGTTGAGAGGGAAATTATTAAATTAAAACAGATAATAAAGGATTACAATGGGCCTATTTGATATGCTAAGATATCCGATAAGCGATAAGCCCACTAAAGAAGAAATAGAAGCAATTCCTGATGATATATTTAATAAATGGGTAGAAACGAGTTTTGTTTATCTGCGTAGTCGTGAAGAAGTTATTGTGTTTTTTAACAGCCACTGTAGTTTCATTAAATATATAGGTGCTCAGACCTGTATTGATGATTATCGTAAATTAATAAAGGAGTATGATGAACTTATTTGATGTTCTTAAATACCCAATTAGTGTGCCTCCAACTATGGAAGAATTAGAAGCACTACCTGCTGATTTATTAATTAATTGGATGCTAGCAGTAAATTTCGATGCTGACATGATTCGACTTAACAGTTCTGAACTTACTAATGCGGAATGGGCCTTTAGTGTTTACAATGGTGACCACGAGAGTGAAGACCTTATCATATTGGGACAAATGATAAAAGAATATGAGCCTATTTGATGTTATTAAGTACCCAATAAGCGATATACCTACAGTAGAAGAATTAGAAGCCTTACCTAAAGATATATGGGATAAATGGATTGATGAATCATCGTGGGGAGGACCAGATTATAAAAACGGTAGATTAAAAATATTACTATGGTTTAAACTTGTCGCATCAATTGTAGATCATAACATACCAGAATTGCAACAAGATGTGAGGTTATTAAGAAAGATAATAAAGGATTACAATGAGCCTATTTGATGTGATTAGATATCCGATTAGTGACAGACCTACAGCAGAGGAGCTCGGGTCTCTACCGCACAACTTATTTGAGGAATGGCGAAATAAATCATTTTGGGGTTTAAAGTCCGGTCGCTTAAACAACACAACAACACAACAAGCATTGGTCAGTGGTACACAACTGCTGAACTAAACACCTGTATCCAGAACACCACATTAGCATTGATGTAAAACTACTAAGGCAACTGATTAAAGAATACCAACAGATATAGACAACGTGTATTAAGTATAGTATAATTAAGGCTTGTAATTAAAATTATTTTAAACATATAAACATATGAGTATATTTGATGTAATTAAGTATCCAATAAGTATTCCTCCGAAGCGTGAAGAACTCGAAGCACTCCCTGTTGATTTATTAGTAGAATGGATGTCAGCTGCTGGTTTCGCCGATCCCGACTATAGTGACCCTTCTTTATTAATATCTAGAGCATTAGCATATTATAACTGTTGGGTTAATTCAAAAAATACTATTCCTATAAATGGACCTATGTTATTAAGAAAAATGATACGAGACCTACCATGAGTATCTTTGATGTAATTAAGTATCCAATAAGTGAACCACCTACTAAGGAAGAGCTAGAAGCATTACCCGATGATTTATACAACTACTGGTGTGTGCGCGAATTCGGGTATTCCTATAGCAGAAATACTATCCATCGTTATCTTTCTGGCTATAATCCTTCGAATGTTATTATGATAAAACAGTTAAGACAAATGATTGAGGATTACGATGAGCCTATTTGATGTTATTAGGTATCCAATTAGTGATCTTCCTACAATAAGTGAATTAGCTGCACTCCCTGAAGAAGTTTATAATATGCTACGCAAACACGATAATTATGTAAGTGTATTAAGTACATCAAGTACATCAAGTATCAAATATTTTCTTACTACACAATATGCTAGTAAACATATGCCTATCCACCAACTTAATACTCTAACAACCCTAAGAGAAGTTATATACAATCTATAAATCATACCTCTTTTACTCTACACCCCCCATCAGATATTCGAACATATTATCGTACAAATAACTGCAATAGGTGTACGATAAGAAATGCAAAAAGAACTAAGACTTACCAAAAATACCAAAAATACACATAGAAGAATTCAAATTTAGAATATGAGAATGAGTACGAAATAAAAAAGATTATGAATATGTAATATAGAAATAGTAGTATAAAGTATAAGAAATATAAAAAGAAGAAGATAGAAACAAAGAGATTATGAATTGCTTTGTAGACTTAATAAACAAAGAGATTATGAAGAATGAACTACGAGTGGAATATATAGTAGTATATAGTAGTATATAGAGTAGTATAGCATAATAAGAGAATATTCATAGAGAGTGTAGAAGAATATAGATTTGTAAATTTTTGTGTACGTAGTGAAAATGAATGAAGATGGATCCATCTCTCGAACGAATGGTCAAGGCCAAAAAAAGATCCCACCCTAGGTCCTAGAGCCAATTTTCCCACCTAGATTTCTAGACCAGATTTGGATTCTAAAATTGGAATCCTGTGTGCGTCTTTGGGTGCAGGTGCGCGAGCGCGCGTGCGTGTGCGTGCGTGCCCACAGAAGACCACAGTAGAGAATCGATTGAAAAAATCACAGCAGAGAATCAATGAGAAAAGACCAAGACTTCCTATCGAAAAGACCTTGAGAAGACATTGAGTGCATTTTAGGGTCTTCAAACGCAATTCTCGATGTTCTACACCAATGCGATCGCCCACAGCAGCGAGATTTTCACAGTAGAGAATCAATGATCGAACTTCAATCTTGAAAATCCACAGTAGAGAATCAATGATTCGAAGATTTTCACAGTAGAGAATCAATGAGAAGACAATTACTGAGCACCTGTGATTCAATTTGATTCGATGTGATTCGATGTGATTCGACTGCGAATTGCATTTAAACGCCACTGCACGCCACTGTACCTAAGTAAATGAAATTCTAAGCAGCTTAGGCCTTAATAGAACATTACACTAAACAATACTCTATGTGCAATACCATGTGAAATTCTTGAAAATCCACAGTAGAGAACCAATGATTCTAAGATTTTCACAGTAGAGAACCAATGATTCTAAGATTTTCACAGTAGAGAACCAATGATTCTAAGATTTTCACAGTAGAGAATCAATGATTCGAAGATTTCCGCAGTAGAGAACCAATGATTGAAGCTCATTCTTGAAAATCCACAGTGTGCATTTCGATGATTCTTGAAAATCCACAGTGTACATTTCGATGATCGAAGCTCATTCTTGAAAATCCACAGTGTGCATTTCGATGATTCTTGAAAATCCACAGTAGAGAACCAATGATCGAAGCTCATTCTTGAAAATCCACAGTGTGCATTTCGATGATTCTAAGATTTTCACAGTAGAGAATCAATGATTCTTGAAAATCCACAGTGTGCATTTCGATGATTCTTGAAAATCCACAGTGTACATTTCGATGATCGAAGCTCATTCTTGAAAATCCACAGTGTACATTTCGATGATTCTAAGATTTTCACAGTAGAGAATCAATGATTCTTGAAAATCCACAGTGTACATTTCGATGATCGAAGCTCATTCTTGAAAATCCACAGTAGAGAATCAATGATTCTTGAAAATCCACAGTGTACATTTCGATGATCGAAACTCATTGTAGGGTTTCATTATTGAAATGTGTTGCTTTTATGTTAATGGGTTTCATTATTGAAATGTGTTGCTATTGTGTATAGCTATTATGTTAATGGTTTTCATTGTTGAAATGTGTTGCTATTGTGTATAGCTATTATGTTAATGGTTCTCGGAGTGCGAGGTTTCTATTAAGGTATCGAATTTAACTCTCGCGTGAGGTTAGAGCCTCGGTGGTTGATTTGTCTACTGTGGTTTTTTACTGTGAGGTTAGAGCCTCGGTGGTTGATTTGTCTACTGTGGTTTTTTACTGTGAGGTGCATTGATGCTCTGATACATTTGTTTTTGAGTACTTGGTGTAAAAGGATTCGGGTATTTGTTTGATCTTCACATAGTCATTGACAAAGAGTGGGATAACAGGTACACTGTAGGTAAGATAACAAAGGAGTTTAATATGACAATTTCTCGTAAAGAATATGCAGAAGCGTTCAAAGCTGCTAAGAAGTATCTATCGTATGGTCAGCTGTATAATATCATTGATTCTGATGATGCTAAAACAACATGTATCTGTTGGGCATTAGACGATAGTATTAGAGAGCATAATACTCCAAGGCATGTTGTTAGGGCAGCACAGGCACTTATTAATGAACGCTTAGGTGGGCATCATAGTGTTTGTGACTACTTATCTTGTGGTCTAGGTATTTCACATACATCACTAACACTTAAAGCAGTACAAACATTTCGACATGAATGGCTTGATCAGCTCATTAGTGAATTCTCGAAATGATTCTCCCTAATGGTCTGCGTAATCGAGAACACATTATTAGACTACTCGATCATGCTAAAGCAAACCCCGAAGCTTGGTCAGCGATACGTAATGAACCCCCGACTATGTTGTTTAGTAGATTGCGGAGTGGGATCGGAATAACATTATCTCAACTAATAAGCCGTATAGGTCAAGAATTGACAGGCATCAATGTAGTCCCAGATTGTATATTAGCACTTGTCTTATATGATTGTGCATATATGCTTGATTCACATCCGGGTGAGCTTGAAATACTTGCTAAGTTCGGTAATGATGAAGCTTATTTGATGCTTAATGCATGTAGATTACTTCATGGTCTAGAACTTGCGTTTCAATGTAGTGTTTCAGACAATGATTGACAAATGATTCCGTTTGTCATATAATTACTACACATTAAACAAACAGGAGTAGAAAATGTCTTATACTAAACAAAACCGCAAAACTATTCACTCACAGTTGGTTGCTGCAAAGAAACATTTGTGGACTGGTGTTGGTAAAAAGTATCTAACTGAATATATTTGTATAGCTGTAATTAAAGGGTTGGTCGCATCGCGTAGTGATCTGAACTGGAGCATAACTACGGATATGATTGAAAGTCGATTAAGAGAGCGCACCGGCAAATGTATTGATCTCAGAACTGTGAGGGACTGGCTCATTGAGTATGCTAAAATCCCAGTAGCTGACATAACAAATGAATCATTGCAAACATATCGACATGAATGGCTTGATCAGCTCATTAGTGAATTCTCGGAATGATTCTCCCTAATGATTTGCGTAATGAACCCTCAACTATGTTGTTTAGTAGATTGTGGAGTGAGCTTGAAATACTTGCTAAGTTAGGTAATCTATATGCTTGCTTGTTATACAATGCATGTAAGGTAATTCACGGTATTCAACTAGAGTTTGACAAATGATTCCATTTGTCATATAATTACTACACATTAAACAAACAGGAGTTGGTATGTCTTATACTAAACAAAACCGCAAAACTATTCACTCACAGTTGGTTGCTGCAAAGAAACATTTGTGGGCTGGTGTTGGTAAAAGGTATCTAACTAGATATATTTGCGTGGCTGTAGTTGACGGGGTGCTTGCATCGCGTAGTGATCTGGACTGGAGCATGACTACGGGTATGATTGAAAGTCGGTTAGGAAAGTGCATCGATGGACATATTAGTGCCAGAACTGTAAGAGGATGGCTCATTGAGTATGCTAAAATCCCAGTAGCTGACATAACAGATGAATCATTGCAAACATTTCGACATGAATGGCTTGATGAATTGATTAAGGAGTTTTCAAAGTGACTATAGTAGTACCTAAATATGTTTGCAACCGTGAACATATCTTAAGGCTCATTGAGCATTCTCGCAAGAACCCATTGTTGTGGAAACAGCTATCAGACGAGCGCAGTCATACTCACTTCTTTGATGCTAGAGATAAAACTATTCTTAGATACGAAGATCAACTATCTTGGGATGGAAAAATTCTACTAGACATAAGCAATATTATTACAACTAATGCATATACTGTTTTGGATTGTATAGTATGCTTATTTGCATATGATGATTGTGCATATATGCTTGATTCACATCCGGGTGAGCTTGAAATACTTGCTAAGTTTGATAATCCATATGCTTGCTTGTTATACAATGCATGTAGAATACTTCATGGTCTAGAACCTATGTTTCAATGTAGTGTTTCAGACAATGATTGACATGTGATTCCATTTGTCGTATAATTACTACATACACAAACAAAACAGGAGTTGGATATGAGTACTTCCTCAACAATCGGTTACGCAGATAAGAGTGGTAATATCTTTTCAATACGCTGTAACTGGGGTGGAAATATCTATGAAGCTAGTAAGTTGCTTAATACTCACTACACCCAACGTGATAAGGTCGTACAATTAGTTTCATTGGGTAACTTATGTGTACTCAAAGCTCGTATAGAGGCGTACAACCCTACAAAGCATAGCTATACTACACCCGAGCAAGGGGTTTGCGTGTTCTATGGGCGTGATAGAGGTGAACCATGCCATGAAACAAATATGCATCGTAATGTTGAAACTTTTCTTGAAGACTCCCCAGATGATACATACACGTTCTTATTCGATAGCGGGCACTGGTATGTATCAGACGGTGGTGCTTTTGTATTGTTGGCTGAATTACTTTTAACATACAACTAATATGGATAAGATCAAAGACATTGCGAAAGCTACTCGCATTTGGGCTGAAGACTATGCTCATACACATAATATGGCAGCAGACTTATGCGGTATGTGTGCTATAGCCTCGGCAGAACTCTTTACTAATTTGATTTTTGCAGGATTTAAGCCCGAGATAAGAATTTCAAACAGTTTTAGTGGCAATCATGTTTACTGTGTGGTAGATGATCATGTTGTTGATGTTACTGCAACACAATTTCATCCTTTTGAAGAAGAAACAGTTGTTATACTTCATGAGTGTGAAGCTGCTGCATATAATTTCTATGTTGATGATATTCACTATATTGAAAGTATAAAGGCACTCGTTAAATATCAAAAGAAGTATGATTGGCCGAAGAAACAACGGGTATCTATTGCTTGACAAATGATCCCATCTGTCATATAATTACTACACATTAAACAAACAGGGGTACAAAATGTCTAATGCATGGGATCACTTACCAAATGCGAAACACATTGATGCAATACTTGCATCAGTTAAAGCACACCCAAAAGAATGGGGTGCGGCGCGGGCTGCGGCGCGGATTGCGGTAAGTGATGCGGCATGGGGTGCAGCATGGGGTGCAGCACGAGGTGCAGCATGGGGTGCAGCACGGGGTGCATCGTGGGATGCGGCAAGGGGTGCGGAATGGGATGCGGCAAGTAGTGCGGCATATTATACAGCAAAGGGCGCAGCGGGGGATGCAATCGTCGCCCTTATTGTATATGATGATTGCGCATATATGCTCGACTCAAATCCATGCGAGTTAGAAATACTTGCTAAATTCGGTGATGAAAGAGCAATTTTATTATTATCTGCATGTAAGGCATTTGCAGCTATTAATAAGATACATACACCAGTTATTGCTTGACATCTAGTTCCAACTGTCATATAATTACTACATACAAAGACCGTAGGAGTACAAAATGTCTAATGCATGGGATCACTTACCAAATGCGAAACACATTGATGCATTAATTGCATCAGTTAAAGCACACCCAGAAGAATGGGGTGCGGCATATTATGCGGCAAGGGATGCGGCATATTATGCGGCGTGGGATGCGGCAAGTAATGCGGCATGTAAGGGGGCAAGGCATGCAGCATGGGGTGCAGCAAGGGGTACGACGTGGGAAGCGGCACAAGATGCGGCAAGGTACGTGGCATGGGGTGCAGCAAGGAATGCGGCGGGGGATGCAATACTTGCCCTTATTGCATATGACGATTGTGCATATATGATCGACTCAAATCCGGGTGAGCTTGAAATAATTGCTAAATTAGGTAACGAAAAGGCAATTTTATTATTATCTGCATGTAAGGCACTTGCAGCTATTAAGATACATAAACCAGTTATTGCTTGACTGTTGATTCCAAGTATCATATAATTACTACATACAAAGACCGTAGGAGTACAAAATGTCTAATCTATGGGATCACTTACTAAATGCGAAACACATTGATGCAATACTTGCATCAGTTAAAGCACACCCAAAAGAATGGAGTGCGGCATGGGATTCGGCAAGTAGTGCGGCAAGTAGTGCGGCACGGTTTGTGGCAAGGGGTGCGACATGGGATGTGGCAAGGATTGCGGTGTGGGAAGCGGCAAGGGATGCGGCATGGAGTGCGGCCTGTAGTGCGGCATATTATGCGGCAAGGGATGCAATCGTCGCCCTTATTGCATATGACGATTGCGCATATATGCTTGATTCACAACCAAGTGAACTTGAAATACTTGCTAAATTCGGTGATGAAAGGGCAATTTTATTATTACCTGCATGTAAGGCATTTGCAGCTATTAATAAGACACATACACCAGTTATTGCTTGACAGTTGATTCCAGCTATCATATAATTACTACATACAAAGACCGTAGGAGTAGAAAATGTCTAATCCATGGGATCACTTACCAAATGCGAAACACATTGATGCATTAATTGCATCAGTTAAAGCACACCCAAAGGAATGGGGTGCGGCATATTATGCGGCAAGGGATGCGGCATATTATGCGGCGTGGGATGCGGCAAGTAATGCGGCATGTAAGGGGGCAAGGCATGCAGCATGGGGTGCAGCAAGGGGTGCATCGTGGGATGCGGCAAGGGATGCGGAATGGGATGCGGAATGGGATGCGGCAAGGAATGCGGCAGGGGATGCAATACTTGTCCTTATTGCATATGATGATTGCGCATATATGCTCAACTCAAATCCATGCGAGTTAGAAATAATTGCTAAATTCGGTAATGAAAAAGCAATACTTTTATTATCTGCATGTAAGGCACTTGCAGCTATTAAGATACATAAACCAGTTATTGCTTGACAGTTGATTCCAACTGTCATATAATTACTACATACAAACACAGCAGGAGTAGAAAATGTCTAATGCATGGGATCACTTACCAAATGCGAAACACATTGATGCAATACTTGCATCAGTTAAAGCACACCCAAAAGAATGGGTTGCGGCGTGGAATGCGGCAAGGGTTGCGGCGTGGAATGTGGTAAGGGATGCGGCAAGGGGTGCAGCGTGGAGTGCAGCCTGGTGTGTGGCGTGGGATGCGGCAAGGGGTACAGCGTGGGATGCGGCAAGTAGTGCGGCAAGTAGTGCGGCAAGTAGTGCGGCAAGGGATGCGGCATGGAGTGCGGTGTGGGATGCAGCCTGGGGTGCGGTAAGGGATGTAGCAAGTGGTGCGGTAAGGGATGCGGCATATTATGCGGCAAGGGGTGCGGCGTGGGATGCAATACTTGCCCTTATCGCGTATGATGATTGCGCATATATGCTCGACTCCGATCCGGGCGAGTTAGAAATACTTGCTAAATTCGGTGATGAAAGAGCAATACTTTTATTACCTGCATGTAAGGCATTTGCAGCTATTAAGATACATAAACCAGTTATTGCTTGACTGTTGATTCCAGCTATCATATAATTACTACTCATTAAACAAACAGGAGTACAAAATGTCTAATGCATGGGATCACTTACCAAATGCGAAACACATTGATGTATTAATTGCATCAGTTAAAGCACGCCCAAAAGAATGGAGTGCGGCATATTATGCGGCAAGGGATGCGGCATATTATGCGGCGTGGGATGCGGCAAGTAATGCGGCATGTAAGGGGGCAAGGCATGCAGCATGGGGTGCAGCAAGGGGTACGACACGGGAAGCGGCACAAGATGCGGCAAGGTATACGGCATATTATGCGGCAAGGGGTGCGGTGTGGGATGCAATACTTGCCCTTATTGTATATGATGATTGCGCATATATACTCGACTCCGATCCGGGCGAGTTAGAAATACTTGCTAAATTCGGTGATGAAAGAGCAATACTTTTATTACCTGCATGTAAGGTATTTGCAGCTATTAAACATGTTAAATGGATCGGACCAGTGTTTAGGTGTGCTAAATTCCATTTGTCGCCGGGAATCAAACAGAAGGACGGGATGCTTAATTATATATGTCTAGCAATCGACAATGTTATCGCAGTTCCAGATGAAGCAAAGTCTGCTGCAAGGAAAATAATTAATGACAGGCTAGATGGCTATGCGGATGTATCTATTTGGTTGCAACATGTAGCTGGAATTCATCCGCGTCGACTTTCATATAAGGCAGTACAAACATTCCGGCACGAATGGCTCGATGAATTGATTAAAGAGTTTTCAGTAAATGACTAATAAAGAAATTGCAATTAAAGTCTTTAAAAGTCATTTAGCACTTGCACAAGATAGTCCAACTAAGTTTAAGAATACAGTTATCAACGAGATTATTAAGACACTTGACTGCGGGCTACGTGTTGCAACTGCATTCTATAATGAGGCTGTAAAACAAACCCCTAAGAGCATAAAGCTCGTTCGCATTCCTGTCAAGAAGTTTATTATTAAAGACAAGCATAGTAAGGTTGAAACAGTCGAAGTTGAGAGTAGCGAACCTGAAGACGCAGATTGTTATACTGTATTTGAGATTGTAGGGCAAGTGGTTGGTCGCACTAAGTCTTTTTCAACAAAGGGAGAAGCTACTAAGGATTTCAGTTTTAGAGTTACATATTGGCCGGACAGCATTTGGTTGATGATTAAAGGTCTTGGTAGGAACTCGGGTGAAGAGTATCGTGTTGAGCGAAAGATGAAATGGGAGTTGAAGCATATTCCTAAACATCTTCAAAAAGAAGTTGATATGGCTTCATCTTGATCATATAATTACTACTCATTAAACAAACAGGGGTACAAAATGTCTAATACGTGGGCTCACTTACCAAATGCGAAACACATTGATGTATTAATTGCATCAGTTAAAGCACACCCAAAAGAATGGAGTGCGGAGCGGGATGCGGCAATGGATGCGGAATGGGACGCGGCAAGGGATGCAGCATGGAGTGCGGTGTGGGATGCAGCAAGGGATGCAGAGTGGGATGCGGCGTGGGATGCGGCGTGGGATGCGGCAAGGGATGTGACATGGGACGCGGCAAGTAGTGCGGCATGGAATGCAATCGTTGCCCTTATTGCGTATGATGATTGTGCATATATGCTCAACTCAGCCCCAAGCGAGTTAGAAATACTTGCTAAATTAGGTGATGGAAGAGCAATACTTTTATTACCTGCATGTAAGGCATTTGCAGCTATTAATAAGACACATACACCAGTTATTGCTTGACAGTTGATTCCAGCTGTCACACAATTACCACACATTAAACAACCCACAAGAGTACAAAATGTCTAATCCATGGAATCACTTACCAAATGCTAAACATATTGATGCAATACTTGCATCAATTAAAGCACACCCAAAAGAATGGGGTGCGGCGTGGGGTGCGGCAAGTAGTGCGGCAAGGGGTGCGGCATATTATGCGGCAAGGGGCGCGGCAACCAGTGCGGCGTGGGAAGCGGCAAAGGGTGCAGCAAGGAAAGTGGAGTGGGGTGCGGCATATTATGCGGCAAGGGGCGCGGCAGGTGGTGCGACACAGGGCACGGCAAGGGATGCGGCGTGGGATGCAATCATTGCCCTTATCGCGTATGATGATTGCGCATATATGCTCAACTCAACTCCAGATGAACTTGAAATACTTGCTAAATTAGGCGATAGAAGAGCAATACTTTTGTTACCTGCATGTAAGGCATTTGCAGCCTAAGATACATAAACCAGTTATTGCTTGACAAATAATCCCAACTGTCATATAATTACTACATACACAAACATAACAGGAGTACAAAATGCTTAAACGTGTTATTACGAAGGCCCACAAACATCATGGTACAGCATACCCCGCTAAAGCAACAAAATACTTAGTGGACGTTAAACCCGGTGTAAGTGTTGCTATCTTCGACGACAGTACTGGTACAGAAGTTGCTGGTGCAAGCTTTAAGATTGGTGATCAGGCGGAATACGATTCCTTTAATTTAAGTTATTACGGGACTATCACTGCTATCAGTGAAAAGACTGTAACAATAACATCACGCAAAGATACTCGAAACGAAAAAGTATATCGGTTGGATATGCACAAATTTTGCTGGCGTAATTACAACTTCAATTTAGAGAAAGCCCAAGCAGAGAATACTGAAACTAGCATGTATATCTAACATGCCTGTCTTTGCATCATTAGGGCATCAAATGCAGTGTAACAAACGCAACGGTTATAAACCTGATCGTTGCGTTTGTGACAAAGACCCTGCCCTTAAAGGGGCTAAAGGTGGCAACTGTAACAGATAAGCATGCCAAGCACCTAATGCTTACTGGTACAACAAAGGCACAAACAAATTCTATTGCGAAGATTGTGCTAAAATGATTAACCGGCAACCAACACAAGTCAGTACAGTACATACTTGTGTTCAATTCAGCCACCCGACGAAAATGTTGACTCCTAGAACCGTGTGTGCTAACATACAAACTTATGGAGGCACACATGGCTAGAGTCCCAACTCAAGAAGAAATTCAACACATCATGGAAATTACGGGCTTGGAATACACCCAAGCCTATAATCACCTCGTACAATGCTACGAGTTACAAGACCGTAAGGCGCGAGGTAAATTATGATATTCTGGTTAATGATAGTATGTATATTTCTACTGTTGAATAATAGTATCTTCATTGGGCTTGCACTTTTAGCATTGATAATTTATTTAGATAAAAAGCGTTGACAACGGAACCTACTTCCGGTATAATACATACATCGCAAACATTATTATATAAGGAGTAGCAAATGTCAATTCAACAAGTAAAAGATAAGTGTGCAGAGGTTTTCGCTAAAGCAACAGAACTGTACGGTGTTGATTGCTCTGCCGTAGCTATTAACTTCAACTTGCGTGGGCGTGTTGCAGGAAGCGCATCTAGACAAGGTTACTGTAATGGCCCACAAAAGCATACCTTAGAATTCAACAAAGACTTGATTGATCGTGAATTAGACACCATACTTACCGATGTAGTTCCGCATGAAATTGCTCATATCGTGTGTTTTATGAACCCAAGACTAGGTTCTAACCACGATGCTGGTTGGGCGCATGTATGCAGAAAGCTAGGCGGTACTGGTAGTCGAACACATAGTATGCAGATTGTGTTTGGTAAAGGCAAAACATACGAATACACGACGACAGCTGGTGTAGCTATTCGTCTAAGCGAGCAGAGACATAAGGCAGTGCAAAAAGGTGGAACATTTACTTGCAAAGTTAGAAGCAAAGGTAAAATCAACAAGGAATGCTCGTTCACTATTGTCGGCATTGCTGGGCAAACACTTTCTAAACCAATTGCTGGTAACGTTCCAACAACACCGCTTGTAGATGGAGTGTCTGAAATACCAAAAGCACCTATAGTAGCAGATATTGCTAAAGAATTAAAAATACCTGTAGTGAAAGTAAAGTTAGCCAAAGGTAATGAAAGTAAGGCCGATGCTGCTAGACGTTTAATAAGTGTAGGCTTTGAAAGCGGCTTACACGAAAGTGAAATCATTGCCAGTATTATGCAAGCTAACGAGTTTGACTTACGTTTGGCTACTGCTTACTACAAAAACAATGCAAAGAAGCTTGGGTTTATTAGTTAAAATAATAGTTGACAGTTGATTCCAGCTGTCATATAATTACTACACATTAAACAAACAGGAGCAAACTATGTATCCAATATTACTTAAATGTGTTTATATACACCTGCTAACAGTTGAAGCAAGTTCAGTTGAAGAAGCAATTGAAATTGCTAATGAAGATTATTGTATCTGTGATAACGATATTACTACAATCGAGGGTGATTGGGAATTGGATGATACAGACTTTGCTTCTGCTGAAATGTTCAGTAATTGGCAAGACAGTCCCGTCGATGTTATCAAAGAAGCAAATAAGCTGTTGGTAGCTCACGGTTTAGTGTTTGTTGAGCAGGAAACCGATAAAGATACATATCAATTCGTATTGCAGAAAGTAGGCACATAATGAAAACAATTCAAGAAATCAAAACACTTGCTTCACAGGCATCTTTCTTTGTACTACCATCCGGTACTCGTCTTCGTATGCGATACTGTAATGCGGAGATGTTCTCCGCATATGAAGAAGGCACTAATGTGAAGCATTGGATTCGCTACGAAGCAGTCGATCTTAACGATGGCGAAACAGACTTTTTAGCATTAACCAGTTTGAAACACCCGCAGACTACACGGAGTATATCATGACAGTAGATGTCCAAGGTAAGACAATTTGCGTCAATCAAAAGGTTGCTCGTGCTGCGAAATTACAAGTAAAGGATGGTTTGTGTATCCAAATCTGTACTGTAACACGTATCAATGAGGGGGCAGTATATCTCGACAATAGCAAACAGCCTATGAAGTTCCCTGAGCGGTTAGCTATTGTGGAACGTGCTCCACTCAATGAAGTTCAAGAGAATGTATTAAATGGGTATCACGAACGACTTGATAACGATGAGATTGCTGAAGAATACGACTTACTTGAAACCGAAGTTGCTGATATAATCGATTGGCTGGATGAAAACGGCTATCATGTAAATGATTAAAGTTGTTGACAAATGATTTCATTCGCAGTATAATTATTACACATTAAACAAACAGGAGTACAAGATGGAATCATTGCAAGAACGCATCCTTGAAGTATGTAATAACTTCTCAGAAGCAAGGTTCTCTAATTACTACAGCGGTCGTTGTATGTATAACCGTCAGTGTGTTGGTATTACAGGCAGCATGCATGAATGCATGAATGCAATTGCACACCTTGTCAAGAGCATGACTTCCGAATTGTGTCGAACTGCACGTGATGCAGATACACAGGGGGATATGGTTGAGTCACTTGATAACATGCAAGATCGCTTCGAACGTGATATCGATACTCTGCTTGACTTCAAGCAAGACAGTATGGGGTGTGATATTATTATCTATTGGGAACGTTTAACACCTATCGAAAACTTCGAAGACGAAGACGAAGACGAAGACGAAGACGAAGACGAGTTTTGACATAGTAATAAATCTGCATTACAATATGGGCTGCTTATGTAGCCCATATTGTTTTTATAAAGAGTAATAGAATGATTAAAATACTTATAGTAGGTTTCCTAATCGGAACATGGTACGGTATCTTTACCTCGGAGCTTGCAGGGTCTTTGATCTGTATTACATCCGCAATACTAGCATACTATGCAGAGGCATATCCTATAAAACAAAGGCACACTCGTAAGCATGCCCCTAGTCAGCCCAACACACTGCAACTGCTTGACGAGCAGTGTTGTGAGTCGTCAAGCTTAAATTCTGACCCTAGGTTTCCAACCCAAAAGTGAAAACCAGATTTGGTTTTTAAAATTGGAAATTTAATTCCAAATCCTATGCGAAAATCTTGCCTATAGGTCTAAACAGGTATTGACCTAAGTCCCTTTGTGTCATATAATTACTACATATTAAACAAACAGGAGCATAACATGGCACAATTTTTATTAGTATCAACTGAGCAACGGCTTGCAATATTGAAGCGTTCGTTATCGACATTTATTGATCGATGTGAAGGTACTGAATGGGAGGCTGATATTAACGCAGCACAGACTATGTTAGATGAGTTACAGTCTAACACTGACGTAACAACAGCTACATCTGCAGTCCTTAGTAATTGGTGTGATACTGTACCTGCACAATGACGCGCTAGTATTCTATATTCCACAAATTTATTGTAATATAGCAACCAAAGTAGCCAAATGAATGCCTGAATACTTGACTACTTTTATTTTGACTGTATAATATAGATATTCTATATATTCACATAGGCACTACGTATCTCGTCTACCGGAACAGGGGTTAGCCGATCTCTACAAGGGGTAGTTGGAACAGTATTCGAAAGGATGTGTTCCGACTATTTTTTTTGGATTATGTTTCAGGATTTGAAAATCTAGATTGGGAGTATAGTATAGGTTGGGTAGTGTATTGCTGTATAGCATTCACACTCCTAGGTTTTCAATCCTACATCGAATTCCTACATCGAATTCCTACAAAGGTACTGTAGTAAGCACTTACTTTGGTACCTCACACCTCGCGGCCTATCATCTAGGGAAAATTTGCGAGGTTGACCAACAACTGCTGTACCTCACACCTCGCGGCCTATCATCTAGGGAAAATTTGCGAGGTTGATCAATGGCTGTACCTCACAACGAACTAATAGGTTGGTCGTGTGTTACCCGTGAAGTACAGCCACAAGAATACAGCATTGCAAAGTATTCAGTCACAAATAAAGCCCCTTGCGGGGCTTTATTTGCTTTCTGTTACGCTTTGACTAATGCAGCTTTCTTTGTCTTTGCAGCTTTTTCGATCGCTGCATCTGCTTCTGCTTCTGTTACACCAAGCAAGACAAGTGAATTATCTTTCTTTTTGTACACATTAAACAGCTTTACTGCTGGCGCTGTTTCAATAACTTCTGCTACTTTCTTTTTGCGCCCGCCGTTATTTTTGCCTTCGGGGCGGCCTAAACCAACTACAAGCTCGGGATGTGCAGCTTTGCACTGTTTGAATGCGAAATTGTAGTGTGTTGCTGCCGCTGCTCGCGTGCAATCAAATTCCAGTTCTAACCAAGCAAGAATCTCTTTACGGAAACGTGTGTTGCCGAGTTCTGCACGTTGTGGCAACATTTCCATAAATTTGTTGTTTGCTGCTGGGCGAATACCTTTGTCCATTTTACTACTCCTTATGTGTTTGTGTATCAAAATTATACTGCGAATGGAACTACTTGTCAACAACTATTTGCATTTATTTTTGCATCTAGTTAAGGAGTTGTATTTCCTAACTCCATGTATTGATTATATAGATAGTAGTTCCACGTGTCAACCACTATTTTACCAAAATTTAAATTATTTTTAAATCGTGCAGCTTATGCTCGTCAATCATGTTTGTCGTCGCGAGGTGTACTCTGCTAGTAAAATAAATGCAAATAGTAGTTGACAAGTAGTTCCAGGTATCATATAATTACTACACATTAAACAAACAGGAGTAGAAAATGTCTAATCCATGGGATCACTTACCAAATGCGAAACACATTGATGCCATAATTGCATCAGTTGAAGCACACCCAGAAGAATGGGCTGCGGCGCGGACTGCGGCTCGGGTTGCGGCGTGGGATGCGGCAAGGAATGCGGTGTGGAATGCGGCATATAGTGCGGCGTGTGATGCGGCAAGGAATGCGGAGTGGAATGCGGCAGGTGGTGCGGCGGCGGATGCGGCAAGTAGTGCGGCAAGTAGTGCGGCATATTATGCAGCAAGGGGCGCAGCGGGGGATGCAATCATTGCCCTTATCGCGTATGATGATTGCGCATATATGATCGACTCAAATCCGGGCGAGCTTGAAATACTTGCTAAATTCGGTAATGAAAAAGCAATTTTATTATTACCTGCATGTAATGCATTTGCAGCTATTAAGATACATAAACCAGTTATTGCTTGACAAATGATTCCAATTATCATATAATTACTACACATTAAACAAACAGGGGTAACAACATGCTTAACCAAAAACAACAAGCACTAAGTCTATTAGCCCAATCTAAAGCGGCAATGGACAATGCCATAATATTGTTTAATCAAGCTGCTGATGCTGTAGCTGACTTGGATTTAGACTTCGATGAAGACCCGTGCTATGCTGCTAGCGAGTTTGAACAACACATAAATGATTTTCGAGATGTATTAAATAATGATCGATAACTGAAAGTAAGTGTGCTATAATGCACTTACTTTGAAAGTTTAGGAGTGCAGTATGAAACTATGTGGGCACAGTCGCAGCGACAAACTAGAATGCAAGTACGGTTGCTGTACAGGAAAACCTAGCAAGATGAAAAATTGCCGTAGTATTGTAGATAAAGTTAATCGTAAAACAGCTCGTCAAGAAGCAAAAAAAGCACAAGACTGCAACATTAGCAAACAGTTCGAGGAAGACGATTATGAAAATAATTAGCTTACCTTCAAACGTTCGTGCTGTCAAGGCTAAGAAGCTAACAGCAGGAATGAAGATGTATTTTCATAATTCATCGCCCATGTTTGTTAATAGCATTGATACAAACAGCGAGGGCAAAGTTGTTGTTCACTGTGGATATACCGACGGTGACGAAGCTACTCCTATCTTGTTTAACAGCGAGGACAGGGCTTTAATTATAAATTAATGGTTGACAGTTGGGAGTATCTATGTAATAATATAGACACTAACACACTGAAGGAGAAACAAAATGGCTTACAAAGTTCCGGGCACTAAATGCGATCCAAGCTTAGAAACTTGTTCAGCTCAAGGTCGTTGTACTTTTGAACTTAAAGCAGCAGCAGCAGAAGCTGGTTTGCCGTTGCGTAACTTCTCAATAAGCTATCCGTCACATCGCCGTATTCGTAAAGCGGCTAAGCGTTATGATACAGGCATGCCTGCTATCGGGAACTTTGAGCGTAGCATCTACAAGATGTTCCGCGATTTCGAAGCTGAGTTTAGAGCAGAATTTATTGATAAGCCGATATTCTCTGGTTGACAGTTGGATGCTAGTGTGTTATAGTAGCACACTAGCTTAGGAGCTATCATGAATAGTTACAGAAAGACGCAGTATGTTTTACATGTCCTCAGGGGTTTGCGGCAGAAGTTTAAGCCGTTGTCCGAGAAGCAGTATAATGCACTATGCAACAGAATTGAGTTAAGTATTTTTGTAGATGGTTTAAAAATTGTCAAAAAGTAGTTGACATTGGTAAGTAGTTGTACTATAATGTACTTACTGAACAAGTAGTTCATTCCGTAGTTAAACTTTTAAGGAGTAGTAAAATGAAGAAATTATTTTTGTTGGTTGCTATGTTTGCTGTTATGGTATCCCCTTTCTCAGCATTTGCTGGCTCGAACACAATGCCACCAAAGCCGCCAGTGTATGGTAAAGTTGGTTGCCAAGCAGACGGCACATTCACCCTCGTCACTTACACGTTGCATGGTGTAACATACACTGTCAAGTTGCCACATTACAAGTGCTATTAATCTAGCAACAACTTAAAAGAAGCAGGCTACGGTCTGCTTTTTTAATGGACACAAGTACCTCGGAACCTAGCCGTAGGTCCATATATAAATTGTGAGATACTTAAAATAGTGCTTGACAGGTAGGGACATTTCATCTACAATGTACTTACCTTAACTTAATTGGAGTACAGTATGTCTACTACTATCCCTACAGAACAGCGCGTAAGCTTTCTTATTGCTACATACAGCGAAGGTGGGTATGAAGCTGCACAAATCACAAAAAAGAACCCATTGTACTACATAACCGAGCTTGAAGATATAGGCCCAATGTATATTATGGATGATTACGGCAACACTGTAAAAGTCGACTGGGACATACACGCACAACAATGCGTTGCATACCCGCCGCTTAACGCATTAACATAGTCTTATGTACACGCCTTTTGTATGCAGACACTGGGCTGCATACGTTGCGGCAGGGGCTACAAAATAAAGGACAAAAAGCAGGCTACGGTCTGCTTTTTAATGGCCACAAGTATCTCGGAACTACTAACAGAGCTAGTCGAGCCATAGTTGTGAGGTATATAAGCCTTTAACTGATCCTACCTCGGAACTTATATAACCTAACCTAAGGTTATGCTTTGTCTTCGAGAGTATAAAATAAAGGTTGACTACTGGAAATATTTCATTTATACTATATTTACAGTGAAACAATAGGAGTACAAAATGTCACAAGATGCTGATCTTTCAACAGAGGAAATTCAAAAATATACTAACATAGTATCGCTTGAAAATAGTGGTGCATACATTACTCCTACCGAGAAGCAATGGATGCTTGACCTTGCGAAACGTTTGCGTATTCCTGTCCCTGTGCAGCAGGCTTATATAGCTGGGAAGATGGGCTACAATATCGAAGGTCTAACTGTAATTTAATTGTTGGCAAGTGGAGGTAAGTGCGTTACAATGTACTTACTTTAACACACAAGGAGTATAACATGTCCGGATTTGATTTAGTACGTTACAGCGCACACTTAGCACGCGCAGTCTTGCAAGGCTTTAAACCACTCAGTGCTTCACAGTTTGCTATGCGTGTTTCTAAAATTAAATTCAACTCAACTAATTGTTGACAGCTGAGTGTAAATGCGATATAATGTATTTACATTGATACACAGGAGTTTGAAAATGAAATTCGGTAAGTGGCTAGTGTACGCAAAAGGGAAAGTATCGGAACTTCCCAAAGAAGTTACAGCAAGCTGGGATCTAGATTTTGTGCCTCATGACACAGAGCTCTTAGTATTTGCAACACAGGGCGGCTTTAGCTGGGTACGTGCAACTGACAAAGCAGAAGAGTATGCACAGTGAAAAGAGTAATTATAAACACATTAGCATTCCTAATTTGTGTGTTTGCAATTGCCGGTCCGTTTTTAATATACACGTTTCAAACCTAGAGAGCAATATTAGATTGCTATTTTTATTTGCTATTTTTATTTCCTATTTTTGCCTCGTGTTCTGACCACAGGCCTATATGTAAAACACGAGAGCATATACGCGCTACCCTACATAAACTAAAAAGCAATCTAATATTGCTTTTTTATTTCCTATTTTTACCTCGCTGCTTGCCTGCCGTCGCCTATATGTAAAACACGAGAGCATATACTCGCTACCCTACATAAACTAAAAGACTATGTCTTGACACCTTTACCATTTAAGGATAGATACCTCACGCATTAAACACGGACCTAAAGCAGGTTATAGATTATCTCCGAGGTACTAAAAGACTTGTTGACAAATGACAACACAGATACCTCACGCATTAAACACGAACCTAAAGCAGGTTATACATTGTCCCCGAGGTACTAAAAGACTATGTCTTGACACCTTTACCATTTAAGGATAGATACCTCACGCATTAAACACGAACCTAAAGCAGGTTATACATTGTCCCCGAGGTACTAAAAGACTATGTCTTGACACCTTTACCATTTAAGGATAGATACCTCACGCATTAAACACGAACCTAAA